TAATTGAAATTCTATTGTATCGGCATTTGAATTATTTTCTGATCAAACAAAGGATGAGGTAGATTTCGAGATGGTTCAAAATCATGCATATCCAAATAGAATGATACAAACAACTTTTTATTATAAAGGAATACCTTTATATAATGTGAATGATATTTATATAGATACGGGAATAGATTTAGCATATAGTTATAATACATATACATATATTTGGACTAAAGATTTTTATGAATGGAGATTTAATGATAACTTTTAAGAAGAACTTATAGAAATGAGACACAAAATTATCCAGACAGTTTAAGTAATATAAAAATATCAATATGGGAACATGTACCATCTAAATGGTCAGGACCGGCACCAAATTGGATTGATGTTCCATTTATATTATTTATATCATCAATAAACGTAAGTTGTTTTGAAAATACTCCTACATATATTACGACTTCAACAACACCAATAACAAATTTAACAAAATCAATAGATACCACCTCAATTCCAACAATATCAAGCACTACAAAAAATTTAACAGATATTACTACAAAATCTACAACAAACATTCCAACAAGTAAAACTACCTTATTTACTACAACAAATACGGAAAGTATGGAAAGTATGGAAATGGATAAGACGATTAATTCAGTTTCAATAAATAAAGTAAATTATATGATGAGTATTTTTATATGTTTAATGATTTATTTTATTAACTAATTTTATAACCCTAAGGGATATAAAATTTACTATTAAATTATATTTACTTATTATTTACTTATACATACTTATACTTTTTTACTTTTTTAAGCTTGAGCCTTCTTGATTGCAGCATCCAATTCTTCCTTGGTGTATTCAACTTTTCTTTCATCAAGGATCTTCTTGATGGATCTCTTAGTGATTGTATCACCTTTAAAGTTGTCGATAATATCTCTAATTACATCTTCCAAACTTTTTGGCTTCTCTTCCTCAATTTCTTCTTCATCCTCGTCATCCTCTTCATCATCAGAAACCATCAAGTGTTTCTTTTGGTTGTATTCTTCCATCTCCTTTTCATGTCTCTTCTTGTCTTCTTCAACCATCTTGGTATATTTATTAGCCTTTGTAGTATCCTTGATCTTCTTCCATTCCTCTGCTAATTTAGTAGTTATCTCCTTACCCTTTAGCTCTGGATTTTTCTTTTTGATAGCCTCTCTGTTCTTCTCACAATAGAACATGTAAGCACTTCTAACATTCTTTGGTGCATTCTTATCCTTCTTGGCTCTTGGCTTACGACTCTTTTCCTCTTCCTCTTCATTTGGAACATAAGTCTTCATTTCCTCTGTATATCTAACTTTGTCCTCTTCAGCCATCTTCTGATACTTCTCGGCCTTTTTAGTATCCTTAATATCCTTCCATCTCTTTACTAATTCGGTCATGATTTCCTTTGCAGTCAAATCAGGCATTTCCTTCTTAACTATCTCACGTTCTTCTTTGCAGAAGAAGATGTAAGGTCCAGAAGCATTCTTTGGAGCATTTTTCGACTTCTTGGCTCTTTTCTTTCTAGGCTTTTCCTCTTCTTCACCTTCGCTTGGAACATATGTCTTCATCTCCTCAGCATATCTGACTTTATCATCCTCGGCCATTTTTTGGTATTTGGCTTTTGTATCATCATCTGTATTCTGCCATCTTCCACCAAGCTCTTTAAGAACTTCTTTTGCGTTAAGTTCAGGCATTTCTGTCTTAACATTAGGACGAGTATCCTGACAATAGAAAATGTAGGCACTCTTAGGATTCTTAGGAGCATTCTTAGGCTTTTTGGATCTCTTAGCCTTCTTGGGTAAAATTTCCTTAAGCTGATTCTTCATTTCTCCTTCAATTTTCTCTTTCTCTTCCTCCCATAATTTTTTTAATGCTTTAATTGTTTCAAAATTTAAATCTAATGGTTCACCGACTTCTTCAGTGTATGCATAGTCAAAGAAACCATTGACGATCATATTCATAGCGTTGATAATAGCGTTTGCAGACATTGTTGTATGGTTGGTGATACTGAGTTAACCTAGTTATTTTTAAATTTCAATTTTATATTCACAGCTTTTGCGAAAATTTTTTAAAATATGTAACTTTTTAATAGGTGATGAAGGTATAAGGTATATATGAACTTTTATATGTAAAATAAATAACGATTTTATTTATACTTTATTTATACTTATTACAAAATTCTTAACATATTAAAATAAATTCTAAAAACATTGCTTCATGTGCATTTTCCAATAAGTTGTGTAATCTCTTAATATATGGAATATGAGAATACTCAAATGAACCGTCAAGACCTCTTGATCCTCCCTTTATAAGGGATACTTTTGTGAACTGCTTCTGCTTCTTTGCTGCTGCTAAATCTAAATAAACATTATCCCATTTTGGATCAAAATCTTCCATACTAGCTACTCTTGGCACACACTTCTTTACATAACACTCATACAATTCGGAATCAAACAACTCCTTTTTCCTTCTTTCTAATCTATTTAGAGCGTCCTTGACCTGTTCTAAACAAAATACTACAAGATCAATGTTTTCCTCTAAAAACTTTATTAATGCACCCTCATCAAACATGTTTGGATTGGCAAAATAGTTTTTAATGAGATTAAAAAACTTCTTATTTCTAGGATCACTACCATCATGAAGATCGCAATAATAACTTTCGTAAATATTGCATTTACAATCTGTCTGGACATTTGTCTTCATTTCAGAATCTACAAATGAAATTTTTTTTTCTTTCTTTGGTATTTCTGTGTACGAATCATTAGTGTACAAATTACGCCATAAATAATTTGCGGTATTTATTCTCATTTGTTTTTTTGAAAACATTGTATTCATTTTATCTCTGTGTGTCTGGGTTGTTAATAATATTTTTGTATATTATAAATAATTTCAATTTTAAAAAGTATTTTAAATCCAATTTTAAAACCCATGAAGGTGTTAAAATATCTTGTATTTACTTATAACTATACGTATACTTAATTCTATTTTACTTCAAGCAGCATTTAACGAGATAATTAGACAATCCATTTCCACATTTTCCACACCAGTACTTGTAACAAAGCTGGCATTTTTCTTTAGATGGCACACATTCGCCCGCATGATCGTATGTGGAAGGAGTCAATGTACACTTTAGCTCACAATTCTCGTCATCCCAACCTCTATAAGCATCATCGTAATGTACCGCACATTGTGAGTCAGTCAACCAATTTAGCATGCCTTTTTCTTGTCCGATATCGTATTCTCCCATATCTATGACAGCATTTTTCTCAGCTTCCATCTCTCTTCTATCTTGTTCCTCTGCTTCTCTCTCCTCTTTGAGAGCAACTGCATCCTCTTCCTCTATTTTAGCAAACCAATCTTTCAATTGCGCAATGCTCAATGGTATCTCAATGTATTTGCTATGCAAATCGAGTCTAATAGAGAATTTCTTTTCAACCGGATTTGGCTTAGCAAGATAAACCGTTTTCGGCAAATCTAGACTCTTCTCAGTATCAGCTGGAGACGCGATAGTTCCTCCGTGATAGTAAGTGAGATCGTGTGAGCGTTCTTTTGGCGAAGCGTACATGTTAACTTGTATTTATACATTATAAGTTAATAATAAAACTCAATTTTAAAACCCAAACGGGTATTAATATTTAATCTATACTTAACTACTTAACTTTTTAGATATTGCCCAAATATTTACGATTTAAGACCCTTCTAATAACATGCTATATATTTCATTATATACTTCTCTCCATTTGCTCATCACGTTATCCAAGCTCTCCTTTATCTCTTTTGTCATCTTCAGAGATAGCGAAAAGCTTCCTCCTTTTCCATCACCATATTTCCCGATATAAAAGGTGATTTTTTCCTCGTTAAATCTAAAACTAAATTCGCCATTAGATGACATAGAGTCGAAACCGTCATCCGAAATAGCGAAACAATCCTCGGGAACAAACTCAATATCGATAAGCTCGTTGCGAAAGCAGATTGAAACTCGGTCTTCGTTGTCGTCAAAATTAATAGTAAACATAGATAACTCTGGTTGATGATTTTCCCCAAGCCAAGATGATTTTATTTCAATTTTATTACGGACGGGAAGCGACGCTGATTTCGGGTAAACAGCGGGTAGTCGATTTTTTGCGCGGTTCGCTGTTTTTTGCCCTATTTTCGTCTATTTACCCTTTTTCCTGACATTTTAAAGTTCAATCGTTTTTTGCCCTGATTTTTGCCATTTTTACTCGCTTTTGCCCTGTTTTTTCCCTTCAAAATTGTAGCGAAAATTTTTGGACTTAGCGTTTTTTTGGGGCTTGAATTTTTCGCTAAGTTTTTGCCCTAAAAAAATTGAAATTTTAAAACAACTTGGTAGGGCAGAAATCACCAATCCCAAACAACAACCAACCAACAAACGCTTACAATGTCCGCTATCGCTGTAGTTAACGCTATGAATATGATCGTCAATGGCTTTCTTGCCTATGCCGAAGAAGTCGGCGAGTCCAGAGATTTTGACTTGGAAACTATCCAGGGCTTAAAGAACTTATGGGCTGAAGAAAAGGAAAAAATTGACGAGGAAATGAAAAAGCAAGTCGCTGAGGCATTTCCAAAGAAAACCCGTGCCAAGAAGTCCAAGAATGCCCCCAAGAATCCCAAGAGTGCCTACATTTTCTACTGTCAGGATGAACGCCAAAATGTCAAGGATGAAATGCCTGAATTGAAGGCAAAGGAAATTCTCAAGGAGCTTGGCGGGAGATGGCAAGGAACTGGTGAAGAGACGAGAGCTAAGTACCAAAAAATGGCCGAGGATGATAAAGTCAGATATGCTGAGGAGATGAAGACTTATGATCCATCTCAAGATGTCGAGGAGGAGAAGCCTCGTAAGAAAAGAGCCAAGAAGGCAAAAAATGCTCCAAAGAATGCTTCTGGTCCTTATATCTTCTTCTGCAAAGAAGAACGCGAGGCCATCAAGGAGGAAATGCCTAATTTGACTGCCAAGGAAATCATGACTGAATTAGGAAAGAGATGGAAGGATATCAAGGATACTAAAAAGGCCGAGAAGTACAAGAAGATGGCTGAAGAAGACAAAGTCAGATATGCTGAAGAGATGAAGACTTACGTCCCAAGTGAAGAAGAGGAGGAAAAAACTCGCAAGCCAAGAGCCAAGAAGGACAAGAATGCACCAAAGAACGTCAGAAGTGCTTACATGTTCTATTGCGAGAAGAATAGAGATGCCATTAAGAAGAAAAATCCCGAGCTAAAGGGTAAGGAGATAACTGCCAAATTAGCAGAGGAATGGAAGAAGATCAAGGATACCACCAAGGCAAATAAATACACCAAGATGGTTGAAGAAGACAGAAAGAGACATGCTCAAGAGATGGAGGAATATAATCAGAAGAAGCACATGATGGTTTCTGATGACGAGGACGAGGAAGAGGAACTTGAGGAGGAACTTGAAGAGGAGGAAAAACCTGAAAGTTTAGGAGATATTGTTAGAGATATCATCGACAACTTTAAGGGTGATACGATCACCAAGAGAGCTATCAAGAAGATCCTCGACGAAAGAAAGGTTGAATACACTAAGGAAGAATTGGAAACTGCAATCAAGAAGGCTCAAGCTTAAGTATTAAAAATGTTAAGTAAAAAAAGTATAAAAAATTTGTATGTGTATAGACAATTAATAATAAATATAAGATGTTTAATTTTAATTCCCTTATGGGAAATAAAATTGATTAAATTTTTTGTTTTTATTATTTCTTAATAACTATTATAATGAGACTTTCATATCTGTTACTCTTTACTTTTGGTATTTTAACAAGATCGATACCTATTAACACTGACTATATAGCAGATGACCCTAAATTGGAAAATTATTTTGTAACTTATGTAAATGGTACTAAAGTTATTACTCCATTAAGTGATATTCGCAAAAAATTCCTAAAATAAATTGAAATATACAGTTAATTAGCTGAGATAAATACACCATATACAACCAACAAGCTTAGAGAACATGAGATTAAGAAGTGGAAAGATCCATAGATTTAACATTAATGCCAAGGAATTCGTACCATCTTTCCTTAGTCAGAAAGTTACTAAGGAGGTAATTGAAGTAATTGAAGAAAAAAAACCTGTAAAGAAATTGGAAGAACAGGTATATTTAAACACGCTTACAGGCCAATTGATTTACATGATGGCAACAACAAAAAATGTTCCTAAATACTTACAGCCTTATGAGATCTAAAAACCTGAAAAATTTTAAGTCCTTCGGGACATTAAAATTTAAATTTAAAAAATATTTAGTAATAGTAAAAAATGCAAATATTCGTCAAAACTTTAACAGGTAAAACTATAACACTTGACGTTGAGTCTTCTGACACAATTGAGAATATTAAAAGTAAGATACAGGATAAAGAAGGAATACCCCCGGACCAACAACGAATTTTAACTTTTTAAACCCACTTGAACAAAATGATATTTAAATAAATTACTCTTATAAAATGGAAAATAAAGAGTGTACGAAATATTAAAAGTGTGGAGTTTTTAAAAAATTATGGTTCTGAAAAGCATTCGGTGTAAACAAAATAAGAAATAAGTTTACAATAAACCTGTTAGTGGTTTCTTAATTTTCCACAGATGCTAGTCGTAACTTTACGGCAACACTATCAAATTGCTGGAACCCCCTAAAGCTTATATTACCAAACTTATTTGGAAACAAACAAGTGGCCAAGAGAAAACTTGGGTATGGTGATAATATATAAGATGAAACAATGGGCAATCAGCAGCCAAGTACTTAACCTATATGGAAAGTATGCAGTTCAACGACTAAATGGTAGTGGGTCAATACTTTTGGCTTAAGATATAGTCTATTCCTTAAGGAAACTTAAGGTGCGATAAGCATTTTCGCAGGAAAACAGTTAGAAGATGGTAGAACACTCGCAGATTATAACGTGCAAAAAGAAAGCACTCTACATCTGGTGCTTAGACTGAGAGGCGGAAGATAGTCAATTTTTATTTTAAAAAATTAAAAATTGAAATATTTTTTTAATATGTTTAGAGTTTATTACCTTCAACAAACAACAAGCGCCAAAATGAACTCTAACAATATTTCGATGGGATGGGGAGATGAAATGATGATGGAAGACAACAAGTCTGTTACTGAAAAGCCTTTAACAGTCAAGTCTTTATCACCTGTTTATACACAAACATGTCTTGACACTGAGGATTTTCCTTCCTTATCTGATTTTAAGGAAGTTACAAAGAAGAAAAGAGTACATAATACAGCAGATAAAGTAAAAGAGGAGGTAAAAGAGGACATAAAAGAAGTTAAAGAAAAAACTGTTATTTGTAAGAGCATCAAGGACGGAAAGGAATGTGCATATGGAAATAAATGCATTTATGCCCATTATTTGGAAGATTTGATTCCAAATAAGTGTGGGTTTGGTGATAGATGTTATCGTGTTAAATATAACACGAAAAATGTTGTCAGAAATGTTGATAACAAGAATCCCTGTTTTTTTATTCATCCTGAAGAAACTATTGAGATGTTTGCAAAAAGACAGGGAGCAAACCCAGATTCAATGAAGAAACCTGATCCATCTGTAGTATACAAGAATACTAGAATGTGTCATTCAGTACTAGAAGGAAAATCTTGTGAAAATATTTCCGAATGCACCTATGCTCATCAATTGGACGAGCTAAGAATCCTGCCTTGCATGTTTGGAAAAGATTGTCATCATGTTATTAATGTCGAGAATAAATATGAGAATAATCAAGATTCTAACAAGAAGTGCTTCTATATTCATCCTGAAGAGGAGAAGACTAACTACAAGAAAAGAGTAATTGATACAATTGTAGTTGGTATTAAGAGGGATGCTGAAGTTGCTGTCGAAAAGATTGATACAACAAATGTAAAGAAACCAAAGTTGGAGGAAGTACCAAAGTTAGAAGTACAACAAGATTCTAAGGATATAGAAGATGTTCTAGATAAAGTTGAAGGTTCAGATGATTGTGTTGTCATTGAGACTTCTAAGGAAAATGCTTCTATTCTGGCGAGTACTATAGCTGCAATGATTAATTCTGGTATAAAAAACTTAAAGATTAAAATTAACTAAATCACAATATACATAAAACAAATAAAAAAATATAAATACAAAAATATAAATACATAAAACAAAATACAAAAATATAAATACATAAAACAAATAAAAAAATATAAATACAAAAATATAAATACATAAAACAAAATACAAAAATATAAATACATAAAACAAAACACAAAAATATACTGTAATTTTTATTGTACATACAACAATAAAAATTAATCCATACCGAGACTTGAACTCGGAACCTCTCGATTAGAAGTCGAGCGCTCTATCCAATTGAGCCATATGGACATATTATGTATACGATGTCTTTAAATCATTTTTTAACTTAAATTTTTTTTAATATATAATAAAATGAATTTTTATCTTAATTTTTTTAACTATACTAGTCTATTTAATATTAAGACCTAAAAAATTAACATCAACTTCTCCATCTCCCGGAAGTCAAACATCGTCAACTTCTCCATCTTATATATCTTGCGATCCTCCTCAATCTAAATATACACAAGATCAAGATGTGCGTAAATTATTAGTAAATACATATTCTACAGATGAAATAATTAAAAAAGATAAAGATATATATTCATCCAAACCATATGTTTGTTATATAATAGAAGCAGATCAAAATGGAGATATACCAAATGATATATATATATATCATTTGGTAGGACAAGAGGGGGCTGAACACGATTATACTTTTAAATATAATAAAGATTCTAGTTGTAGCTTAACAGGTGATAATGTGGGGGGAACTGCATTTTGTATATTTAAAAAATTATTTGAAAAAAATGAACAGCCATATTACAATTGTTTATACAATATTGTTGGTGATAGTGTTAATATTGATGGTTATGGAAATTTGAATTATATTATTTTTGGAAAGTATATAAGCGGAATTATATAAGTAAGAATTTTTAAAATTGAATTTTTTTTTCATTTGGTGAAAAAAAATTCACCTACACGTATTATGTCTCGTACTAAGCCTATTGCTATTGTTTTCTGTCGTTTATCTCGTCTTCCTGATGAAGAAAGAGGTACTATGAGTTTAGAGTCACAAGAATATTCTATCCTCCGTAAGTTGGAGGAATTTGGATTAGGGATTTATATTTCTCTTAAAACTGTTGGTTCAGCGTATAAGACTTTTGAACCAATCAAACAACTATTGAGTGTATTACGATCATCTAGGAATAAAGTCATTTTCGTCTATGAGCCAAGTCGTCTTTCTCGTAGTACTTCAAAATTTGATGAAATTTGGAATGTGTGTAAGAAGAATGGTCATAAAATTCATGTTGTTAGCATGAATCAAACATTTGATCCTAATTCTGTACTAGGTGAATATGGAACTCTGCATGATCATATTGCAAATGCACAACGTGAATCATTTGAAATGGGGCGTCGTATTTCTCGTACTTGGGAGTATAAGAAAAGCAGAGAACCCGTATGGGGTAAGATGCGTAATGAAGAAGATAGGATTGTTGATAATTTTCGTGAACAAGAGATTTCGAGACTCATATATATGTTAGCTACAAAAGATTCGTCAGTTAAAGAGATTGCGCATTTAATTGAAACACTTGGAGCTGAAGGTAAAGAACCATTTTCTTTGGTTGAATATTCTCGAGATTCATGTGAAGATATTGATGTAGAATATCTTCCATACGGAATGTCTATACCAAATATTGCTGACACACTTAAGTATTATGAGATTCGTCATAGAAATAGATTGAATTGGAAGCCTCAAGAAATTTATTCGATTATACAAAATAATCGTAATAATCGTAATATTCCGTTAAGAGGTTATAATATTAATGTTGACTCTCTTGTAGATGATTTCGAGATTCTTAGTAAAAATGAAAAAGACGCAAAAAGTGAAAGTAAAACAGAAAAAGAAAGCGTAGAGAAAAGTCAAGAGTGGATTCATATTTGGTATGATCCTGCAATTGGTCTTCCTCCAAATATTAGATTGCCAGTTGGAATGTCTTTACCAACTTGTCCATGTGAATTATATATTCCTAAAATGTAAAAATCATAAAAAAACACAAAATAAATAACCTTGTAAATATATTATCTTAATTTAACACCCTTCGGGGTTTTAAATTAATCAATCATATTAAAATAGAAAAAAATTTGTAAATATTTATTATATATAAATGAACATAGATGAAATAGATCAAACATTTTCTTATTTCTATCCTGGAAGAGATGAAGGATTGGGTGTTTGCAATCCTGGAAATTGTACAGATGATATTAAAGAAAAAATATTAAATGTTATGAAAAAAGCTTGTAATATTAATGGTGTTGATGATGAAGGTTGTAAAACAAAACTTACAGAATATATGAATAATTATGTTAATAATAATGGTTGTTGGCCATCTGCAGAATGGCAAGCAAAACCTATACCTAAAATATGTAATAATCCACCTCCTCCACCTCCAAATCCTAAAACTCCTTCTCCTAAAACTCCTTCTCCTATAAATCCTCCTATAACTCCTTCTTCTAATAAATCTTATATTTTTATAATATTTATTTTACTTATTATTTTTTTCACTAGTATTTATTTTTTAATGAAAAGTTTTAGAAAGTCAAAAAATTTAAAAAATTGAAAATTTAATAAAATCAAATAAAAAAAATTTATCTATTCAACACAGAATGTCTGAAGCAAAAACTTTCGTCAAAGAACTTGTGAAAAATATAAATGGTGCTATGTCATTAAAGCAATACTATGAGGATGATAGAAATGCGACGAAGATGATTTTTTCGATGGATAATTTTCCAACCCAATTTCAACCTGATTTTTGTCCTTGTTGTGGTGATTACATTTTATGCGATACACCGGGAGCACCTAAGTGCAAAAATAAAGATCATATTAAGATTATAAATGTTTGTAGAGAGAAAATCAAACAAAAATTGATGATAAGAAACATTGAGCATTGGATTGATATATCAAAGTCCGGTGACCTTGAAAAAGCGTTGAAACATATAAAACATTTAGTAAATGATCATTTCAAATGTTTAAGATACTCCAACTCAATAGAAAATGTTTGTAAAATTAAACAAACATTGTTGTTAAGAGACATTGAGATATGGATTAATAGAGCAAAGGCAGGTGAATTTGAAAAGGCAATAAATTTTATAAAATATTTGGTAAATGAATAAAACTAGCGAATAAACTTAAACCACTTTTATATTGATATTTTATACCCTATGGTATAAAATATAAAATTGAAAATTTGCAACAACTCTGATAATAAAATTCACTTTAAACAACTAATATGTTCAATATTACTTTTGATTACGAATACGACATAGTTTCACTTACATTTAGTAATGATTTTATGACTCTTGATTTTAGTCCCGAGGACTCTACTGCTCTTTTGGAAAATGGTTTCGACTCAGGTCCCTCTAATGGTGCCTTCAATTTTAGCTTTAATGATGAAACGATTACATTTGAAATAGCTAAACATGGTAATGGAAAGGGAGGAAGATTTTCACTTTCGTTTAATATGACCAAAGAGATTAAGGAAAGTTTAGATAGAGTGATCTTATTGTGGAGAAAATACTTGGAGGAAAGAAATGAGTGTTAAGACGTATAGGAAAATAAAAAGATTAAAAGTAAAAGATTTAACGTCCTTAGGGACATTAAATCAAAGAATAAAATTGAAATTAAATTTAGAAATACTTAAAATTTAGATAAAATTGAATATGAATATTTTACAAAGAGTAAATTTTACAAATGTTCTCCAAGAGTTAAAAAGAAAATTTGGAATTGTGGATGAAACTGAAACTGAACCTGAATTTTTAAAACCTCCTAAATTAAGAGAAACTTGCACAGGATTTAATTGTATATGCTGGAAGAATGGTATTTATAATTTTTGTGCAGAACCAAAATATAATATGTGTATGTTATGTTATAATTCAGAGTGTATCCGTTCTAAAAAGGGACATAAAGAAAAATGTGATAAATGATTTGTTAAACATGTAATATAATTTAAATAAATAAAAATTGTTTAATTTTAACACCCATTAGGGTTTTAAAATTGAATTTTTTTTTTAATTAGTAAATATACTTTTACCTTTTACCTTATAATTCTAAGAATATGATTGAATGTTGCATCTGCTACGAGATATCTAATAAATATACTCAGCAACCTTCTGATACAAAGTGTAAACATCCTGTATGTGTCAATTGTTTTAAACAAATGATTGACAAAGAATGTTATGAAGAACATAAAAAGATACTATGTCCAATTTGTAGAATAGAAATTGAAAGTCCAGAGATTGAGATTTCATCAGCTATTGATAGAGTTGAAAATATTACTTATGAATGTATTTATGACCAAAAAGTTGATAAATGTGATGAAATCATATTTCTTTATGATGATATTATCTTTATCAACTATGAGTATGAAGAACCAGATAAGACAAGTATGAGAAGCCAGTTAAGAAAGTTTAACTATATGAACAAGATAGTTCCTAAAAACAGAAATAGAAGAAGTGTTATGAAGAAATATGTAAAATTTAAATAAATATAAATCGTTATTACTTTTTTAAACTAATCTTTCTTTCACATTAATAATTCTAAAATTGATTTTTTATTTATTTTTTTGTAAAATAATTCACATTTTACCATGCTCGTTACCGAAATATTACAATTACCACAATCTTTCAACATAATAGAGTCTGTTTTATTTGATGAAAATGAGTCCAATGAAATTATAAATATATATAACAATATGTACAATGATAATTTAACTAGAACCGAAAAAATTCGAGATATTCAGAAAGTAATGAATAAGATGGCAAATTGTTATACAAGAAATGAAAAAAAATTTTATTGTTTAATAATATTTAGTATTTTAAATACTCCTTTTGGATATCAGATTATTCAAGATAATGATAAATTTCGTGAAATAGTGTTTAGTAAATATGAAGAGTTTATAGATATGGATGATTTAGAGTTTACTGAAGCATTACGTTCAAGAAAAATATAAATTTTAAGAATAAAGTTTAAATAATTATGAATATTTTAAAATATGAAAGAATAGAAATATGTAATTGTGATATGTGTAAAAACCCTGACACAGATAAATCAATATTAAGAAGAATAATTTATTGTAATTGTCAATATTGTGAAAAATCTGATATTATAATATATTTAAAATGTGTGCAATTACATTTTCTCTATTTTTTTTCACATAACTTAGATATTGTTAATAACACAATCGATATAATAAAAAAAGAATATAAAAGAAAAAAAAGACTAATAATTTTATATTCAAGATTTATAGGAAAAATCTTGAAAATTTATATAGAAGTAAAATATAGGCCTTTTAATTCAGGTTATTGGGAAGCATATAATAATTTTTTATCATATTGTTAAATTTTTTGTTTATAATAAATGACACTAATACCAAAAAAAATATTTCAAACCATATCAAACAAAGAAAATTTAGATAAAAGAATATTAGAAAATATAGAATTTTTAAAAAGAATTAATCCAGATTTTGAATATCAATTATACGATGATAATGATTGTTATAATTTTATTAAAAATAATTATGACCAATATATTTTAAATGCATATGAAAAAATTAATAGTTGTTATGGTCCAGCAAAAGCAGATTTATTTAGATATCTTTTAATGTATAAATATGGTGGTGTATATCTAGATATAAAAAGTACATGTATAAAACCTTTTTCATATATTATAAAAGATGATGATGAATATATATTATCATATTGGTCAAGTATTCATCCTTCTGGAATATTTGTTAGGAATTTGCATGGAGAATTTCAACAATGGCATATAATTTGTGTTCCAGAACATCCATTTTTAAAAGCAGTAATAGATAAAGTTATAAGTAATATTTATAATTATGATATTAAGAAAAACGGTGTAGGAAAACAAGCGGTTCTTAATATAACAGGTCCTTACGCATATACTAGAGCAATACTACCAATTAAAATAAAACATAAACATATACTTTATAAAAATCATAAATATATAGGTTTAAAATATGATATATTTGATCATATTAAATATTTTGGAAATAATCATTACAGTTTATGTAAAGAAAAAGTAATAATATAAATTTTAATCCTAAATGGATTTAAAATCATATATAAAATTGATTTTTTATTTCAATATTTTTACTATTTTCTAACTATCATGTCTCGTATAACTTTACGCGATTTTCAGGCTTTAGGAGTTAAAAAACTAAGAGAAAACGAGGAGATACACGGTATCGGCAGTGTTTTAGCGTATGAGATGGGTTTAGGAAAGACTTTAACAATGGCTAGTTTTCTAGTTGAACAGCGTATAAAAGAGGAACCATTATTTCCTGATCTTATAGTTGTCCCGTTATGCGTTCTGACACAATGGAAAGATGAGATCATGAGAATAGATGAGGATCTTGATGTGTTTATTTATCATGGACCTGATAGAGTAATAGATTATAAAGTGTTGTATAATAGTGTTTTAAGACCTGATTTCGTTATTTCTACTTACCATTCTCTTGTTACAAGAGAATTAGAAAAATACAATTGGAATAGAATAGTGTTAGACGAAGCACATGTAATACGAAATGGTATTGAGACAAAGTATAAAATGGTCCCAAAGAAAGCTATTGGTGCATTTAACATATCATCAAAAGCTAGATTCTGTCATTGTATCACAGGTACACCATTTAATAACAATAATAATGATCTATTAGCTCTTATGAAGTTTATTGGCTACAAAGGAATAGATACTATTAAGTTTGTTGAGGATTTTGTAATACAAAAGACCAAAGTAGATATAATTGATCCAATAAATGTAGATACTATATATATAAAAAGACCTGAGGAAGAACTACTTAAGGATTATACCTATTATGTTCAATTATATGTCAAATTAACAGCTCTTTTACATAGAGGTGGTAAATCAGCTATAGAATTGCGAAATATTTATAGACAAGCTATGATGATTATGACTAAATTACGTTTATTTTGTGATATTATGAATATAGATTCTAAGAAAAAAGTGATAATAAATGATGAAGAGGATGATGAACCTATATATCAAGATCCTGATGAAGAGGAAGTTGAGTATTATAAAGAGGTCGAATATACTGATGATGAAAAGTTCGAGTTTTATAATACTTCAGAAAAAATTAAGTCTGTTTATGACAAAGTAGTTGAGATGTTACCTATCGTTCCATATAAAAGAATCATTATTTTCTCTTCATTTGTAACTACTTTAGATATTTTTGATACCATATTAAAGAGAAAGAATAAGGAAATACTATCTTTCCAATATACAGGTAAGAAGAGAAAAGATGAAAGAGATGATATTATCAAGATATTTACTGATCCTGATGAAAAATCACCGATGATTTTATTAGCATCATTGGGTGCCGGAAGTTGTGGTCTCAACTTAACACCATGTTCTACTGTATTTTTGGTTGATATTGCGTTAAACCCTTTTGATCAGTTACAAGCGGTTAATAGAGTTCATCGTATTACTCAAAAAAATCAAGTGAATGTGTATAAATTTTGTATGCAAAATATGATAGAAGAGACAATACTTAATTCTCATAATCGTAAGATAAATGAAGCAAAAAGTAATGGTCTTTTAGTATTATAACTTAAATAATAATAATAATAAATCTAATAATTTTAAACCCTAAGGGTATAAAATTTAAATTATATTTTGTTATTTTATATAATAAATGAAAATATCTGATATAATTATCATAATAATAATAATTTTTATAGTTATAATTATCATATATGCATATGTAAGAAATAGAAATAATAAAAATAATGAAAAAAGTTCATCTCAAAAACAATTAAAAAATATTCAGCCAAACAATATAATTGATAAAAAGTCCGAAAAAGAAACATATAAATATGTAGAAAGACTTATAATTGATGTGATAAATAATAGATTTAATTACAACTATAAATTAGATAAAGAAGAAGAAAAACTTTTATATCCTAATTATAAGGCAATTGCAGATAGAATAATACAAAGAGCATTAAAATATTATAATATTTATGAAATAAAAGAATTAGCATATCATAATGCTTATGATTTTGTTACAGGGGTACCAAATTTAGATTCGCAATTTGATAAAATTGTTAGTGGATTACAAATAAATGCTATAAATTATCTTATTCATAAATTTCCGAAAATAGAGCCTCATATAGCAATTAAATACATAAAGAGTTATAAAAATATTTTTCCAATAACAGAAGCAGTATATAAAAATAATAAATTATATTTTACTAAAGAACAAATGAATATTTTAGATAATTTTGAAAATTTTTTGAAAAGTAAAAATATTAAATAAAAAATTGTTATAATATAAATGAATAAAATCTATTATATAATATTTGGAATAATAATTTTAATATTTATTTATTTCATTTATAAGTTTATTTTTACAAAACAAAATTTTCAAATTAATAATAAATTATCTAATTTTAAATTAAAGAGTAAATTAAAAGATAACTTAAAAAATATAATCGAAGAACAAAGAAAAATAGTTAAAGATAAATTAGATAAAAAATTTAAAAATAAAAAAGTTTTAAGATCTTTAAGATCTTTAAGATCTCTAGAAGATTCTGAAAATGAAAATAAAGAAAATAATGATCTTTTTAAAAAATCTATTGGTCAATCTGTTATTGGTAAGTCTATTTATCTTAGAGAATGTAATTTTATAGAACCTAAAAATGTAGTTGCTGATGCAAAATATTATATTTTTAGGAAAAAATTACCGGTAGGAGAAGTGGATCCAACAACCAATTTAAAGAAGATTGTAGATTCTCTATCATATGAAAATACTTTAATAAATAAAACAACTCTTTCTAAACAGATTAAATCAAATTTAAGTACGGCAGATAAAACAGATACACTAATAGAAAAAATATCTACAGAAATTACTGCAAGTGTAGGAGGATCTTATAATAAATTATCAGTAAATGCATCTTTTAGTTATTTAACAAGTACTGATTCACAAACTACAAAAAATTTTCAATCCGCTAACTTAGACATAGAGAAAAATTCAGGTACATTTTTATATGATTCGGAATTTTATATGATAGAAGAAAATTATAATCAAGAATTTTTAGACGAATTTATTTATTTGGCATCACAAGATCCACAAAATATAAGTACAGATACACCTTTTAAAGTATTTTTTAAAAAATATGGTACTCATTTTATAAAAGGTGTTGATTTAGGTAAAAAATTTTCTCAATGGAGTACAATAGAGAGTTCAGACAGTAATACAAAAGATTTATTAGCAATGAAGGCATGTGTATCGGTTAGTTTTGGTGATTATCAGGCATGTAAAAAAAGAAAAGAATGTACAGAAAATTATGAATATGAAGATAGTCTTAAAGATATCGACTGGAATGAAACACATAGTTGGGATCCCTTACCTGTACCAGGTACAGAAGATTTACAACCTGAAACATCTCCTTCTGTTAGTACTACAACTACTACAACTACTACAACTTCTTCTCCTATGTCAAATACAACAACTTCCTCTCCAAAACCATCAGGAAAATCATGTAGAGTAGTAGATGATGAATGTGCTTCAGGAGAATACTGTAAAGACTATCAATTTCCTGAATTTGATGCCGAAGGAAGAAAAACAATGCCAGAAATAATGGGAAAATGTTATAATAAATCTGCATCAGGTTTTGGTATTGGTATGAGTGCATGTGTTGCACATACTGAATCAACCGAGGAAATTACAAAGGTCAGAAATACCACAGAAAACCGTATTATATGTGGTGGGACTGATGAAGCAGCAGCAGGATTAGCAGATCCTAGAACACAAGTAAGTGAGTCAAAAATTATTGAATTTTTAACAAGCAGTGATATACAAGATGTACCTATATCTTATTATTTTGAATATATATGGGAACCTTTTAGAATAATGAATGAAAAATTTAAAGATAGTGTTGATAAAGGATATAGATATAAAATAGGAAAAATAATAACTGGATGTAAAAAAGTTGTAAATCTTAAGAAAGAAAATTCTTATATTAATGATCTTCTTAATAAATATAAATTTAATAATGAATATGAAACAATAATATGTTGCGCAGATACATCTGCAACTATAAATTATCTAACACAACAAAAAAGAGTTAATTTAATAAAAATACCAGCAACAATATCATCTACAGCTGAAGAGGAAAATGATTATTTTATTTATGATATTAACGAATTATTACCAAAAATAATATTACAAGATATAGAAGCAACATTAGAAGATTTTCCAGAAGCACAGGTAAAAGGTAAAAAATTATTTGCAAAAGTAAATAAAAATTATAAAAATGATATAAAAATAGAATTAAGAACATCATCTGAAAATGATATAGGAAATAGTAATTTTACAATACGTAATGTAGTTCCCGTAAATAATGTTTTTATAAATGATAGCGGCAATACTGATTACAATTATTTAAATTTTAAAATAATTTTTAATGCTAAATGTGAAGATTATGGTATAAATTTAACTAATCAAGAATTTACATTTAAAGATGTACTAAAAATATATTTCTTTACATATGATAATGATACTTCTTCAATTGACTTTGAAATTTCATGTAAACCAGATTATGGAATTGATGGACGAAATATAACAGAATATAATTTTTGTGATCGTGTTGGAAATGAAATAAATTTAGGAGGTAAAAAATATTATGATTATATATATACTGATGAAAATTTAAAGAAAAATTATATAGAATTATGTGTACCAGATTCTGCTGTGATTAAATATTATAATCCTACAGAAATGTATAAAGCAGCTATAAATATAAGAACAGCTTATATTTATGATGTAGTATGTCCAAAATTTTCAGAAAAAACTTTGACAAATACAACAACTGGTTATCATAGGTGTGATAATACAGTATCAGGAACATTAATATGTAAAAAAGGTTATATAACTGGAATTTCATCAGGTTATGGAAGATATGCTGATAGTATTGGAATAAAATGTTCAAGTGGAGAAAATTATGGGTATGGAAATAATAATGGAGGTTTTGGAGGTGAATTAGGGTCACCTAGCAGTGGTAGATATGATTATTACAAAGAAATTCCAAGTCCTGAAGGTTTTCGGGGATATGCTTCAAATTACGGAGGAATTTTAGATAATGTAAATTTTTATGGTCCAAATTTGGAACATAAAGGAATGATTGGTAGTAGTTATGGAGATGCAGGTCCTGGAGAGGGAACATGTCCTGAAGGACAACTTTTAGTAGGTTTTAATTTACAAAAAGGATGTAACTGGAGTGTATTAAAATCTATTCAAGGAATATGCAGAAAACAACCACCAAAATCTGAAGGAATTGTATGCGATATTTAAATACTCTTTGTAATTTTTAATAAGTTATTAAAAATTAATACTTAATATTTTGATAATTCTGCAATAATTTGACCTTTTAATTTATTATAAAATATTTCAAAATCTATACCTATTTCTGTATTTTCTGGTGAATTAGTCCAATCTGTACCAATATCATCTTTGTATCCATAGTCCCCGTAATTTATTTTAGTTAAATCAAAATCTGCAGGATTTTTTAAACTTTCTCCATTATTACTTCCTAAATTTGTAGCATAATATTCATTATTTTCATATATAATATTATTTATACCATTATTTATTATAAAAACAGGATTATTATCATTTTTATAAACAGTATTATACGTATATATACAATCAGATGGTTGTACAAAAAATTTATCTGAACCTATAGTATAATCAACATTACAATTAAGAGAAATATTTTTAGTTACTTGAACATTTTTTACAGGTAAATTAAAAATTCCTGAATTTGTTCCACTATTTAAATTTATAGAAGAATTATTTGTTTTATCTATTAAATTATTGAAAATAATATGATCTTCTCCAGCAGCAATTCTAATTCCACTACTATCAATTTTACTATTTTGTAATATTTTATTACCTGATATTATACATCTATTACCATGTCGCAATGTAATTGCGCCAATACAAGTTAATACAGTATTTCTATGAATAATATTCTCACATGATTTAGAACTAATAATTTCAATTTCACCATCGCAATTTTCAAATAAATTTTCATAAATTATTGTTCGTGAATTTGTTAAACTTGAACCAGATGTACCTAATCTTATAGTTTCAAATCCATTTCCACCTCCTGGCGCCCTATTTCTAAATATATTATGATCTATAATACAATAATCAATTATACCATTATATCTTTGTAAACAAAGCCATACACCTGCATTACTAAAATTTTGCAAAATACAATGATCTATTCTATTTTTTATACCTTTTAAAAGTATTATAGGACCATCAGAATCGTTAAAAGATATATCACAACCAGTAAGTCTATTACCTAATCCAGAAATATCTATACTATTAATAACTCCTCCATCTTTAAAAATTATATTTGCCAAAGTGATATAATTACCTGATATAATAATTTTAGATTTACCAGTAATAATTAGTTTACCTGGATTTTTTGCTTTTATTATTATTTTATTACGAAACTCTCCGTTACAATCTAATTTCAGACTAATATTAGAAAAAATACCATCTTCTATAATTACTATATCTCCAGGAAATAATTTAGGTAAAAGTTTACTTAAGTCTGTAAAAATTATATTATAAATAGTCATAATATAATTATTTAAATTTTTAAATATTTTTTTTAATAAATGTGTTGGAGTGCAAATTCTTCTATTGCCAGTTTTATTATTGGTACTATAATAAATATTTCTGTTATGTTATATTTACGTTCTCCTGTCATATATTCTATATGTATATTATGGCAATGGGTTTTAATGATGCAATTATCAGAATATTTTATTTGGAAAGATCTTGATAATAAATCTACTAATGGTTTAGGAACCAAGATGGCTCTTATATTTAATATTACACAACCTTTGGTAGGATTTTTATGTTTACTTTTGACAAGTCCTGCTAATTTAGGTTTTAAAATAACTGCTTCTATAATAATATTATTTTATGTATCTTATATGCTTCTTAATTTTAATAAACAAAATGAATATAAATCTTTAAATCCTTCTGGCAAATGTAAACATATGAATCTAAAATGGTGGCATGATATAAAAAATAGTGGTTTAATATATTGTATTACACTAATATCTATTATATTACTTATATTAAGACCATTTAAATTATCTATATTCTTTTCGATATTTTTAATTATTACGTTTATAATATCTTTTGTTTTTTATAGTTGTGGTGGTGCAAGTATGTGGTGCTGGTTTGTAGTTCCTTTCCCAATATTTTTAGCTATTTTTTATAAATTTTTAATGTAATTTAATTATAAAAATAAAAATAATAATAATAATAATAAATGACTACAGTTGAACAAGCAGAAATAACAATAAAAAATATGTTTGGATTGGTAATAAAAAAAACTATACAGGATTTTAATGAAATGTTGCGAAATAATCCAGATCCAATTATTAGTAATTTTAAAATTGTAATAGGAGGAGGAGAAGCATTTAATTTTTATTTTAAAAATAATCCTCCAGTTTTTAAAACTCATGATTTTGATTTAAGAATAATTTATGATCGTTTTATTAATGAATTAGATACTAGAGGTAATTTAGATAATATAGAAAGATTATTAATAGACCAAAAACATTTATTTTCAATTATGGTAGCAGATAGACTTACACAATGGATAGAAGTTGCAAATCCTAATTTAGTAGGTATTTTGAGAAATAAAAATATTAATTTAGATGCAGCAGTACCTTTTATTTATGTACAGTCAAATTATTTACTTGATACGGTACAATTTGATTTTACAATTAACGGAACACCAGATATACATCGTAATTCTATAATGGATATCATTCATTATACTCCTAGAAATTTAACTCATTATGGATTGATGAATTATTATATTCAAAGATCTCCAGCACCTGGACAACCACTTATAAATGAAGTTCAAAGATTAAATTCACCTGCAGTTGGAAGGAGATTTGAAGAATATTTAAATGAAAGAGGAAATGTTGGAAATTATCGTAGAGCCGGATATATACGTAATTATTTACATTCTGCAAATTTAGGTATAGAAAATAATAATACTATAATTGAAACTTCTCCTCATTTATGGTATATTTCTTTAGGATTTCTATTATGGGATACTATTAGAATGTTAAATTGGTATGTAGATGAATTAATACCTTTATATCAAACATATAGGGGTACTGGAGGAGATCCAAATACTTATGTACCAAATAATCCTAGTCTTTTAAAATATGATAGATATGTTGAAAAATATATTGGAATTTTAACAGGATTTAATGATTTGGGTAATAGATTGAGATGTGAAAATCCTCAGATACAGGAATTAATAAGAAATTGTACTAATAATAATCCTGATAAAAGAGAATTGTGCGTAGATAATTTAGGAAATTTTTTAGATAATAAAGAAAGTCTTATAAGGGCTGCTATAAGAGAAAGAATATTGCCAGGAGATTTAAATCAAGATGCAATAAATGAAATTGCTGATATAAGTACTTTCGAAGATTTATGTAATTTATTTTCAGGAAATACTGTATATAATAATCCCAGAAATATAGAAAGATTGAGACAAGAAATAAGAGAAAGAAGAGAAAGAGTGGAAAGAGAAAATTTAAATAGACCCGATGCAGGAGAAAATGATATAGAAAATGATCCAGATTTATAAATTAAAAATGAATTTTTATTTTAATAAATTTAATAAAAATTATGTCAGAATTTCAGAATAAATATAAAATTAAATATATGAATAATTTATTTTTAAATGAAAAAAATATTTCTAATTATATCCAAGAAATTAATAAACTTAATGATGTATCTTTTTTAATCTTAAATGGAAATATCGGAAATCCATTTCAAAATATTTATAATGATTTTTTAAAAATTTGCTGTAAAAAAAAATTCAAATTTGTTATTTTAGTTCTTGGTGAATATGAATATAAATGTTATAATTATAATTATGTTAATTCATATGTAAGAAATATGATTGATGAATTATATTCAACATATAATAATATTGTTTTCTTAGAAAATGGTATATTATCTTATTTAGATAAAATATTTATTGGATCAAGTTTGTATAATAATAAAGAATATGTAAAAAATGTAGAATATATTAAATCAAAAATTGCACAAAGTTTGACTAGATACTGTACACCTTTAATAATAACTCATAATAAGATAGAAGAAAGTTTACAATGGGAAAAAATAGATAAAAATTCACATCATAAAAATAATATTATATTTATTTAGTAATTTTAAAACTTAAATTAACTTTTAAAATTTCTTGTATTATAATAAAATATAAAAATGTTTAAACAGATGATTAATCTTCTGTTTTCGATTGTTCAAGTTTATTCTCATGGCAGGTTAACTTCTCCTATTCCAAGATTAAAAAATGTAAGTGGTGGAATAAATGCGCCAATATATACTTGCTTAGGTCCTGCTTTTATGACATCTTCGACGTCAATGAGATGTCATGATACACCTGCAAATCCTCCTTCTATTACTGTAAATGCTGGAGATACAATACAAATAGAATTAACTATGGAAGCTCCTCATCCTGGAGATTGTTCTATATGGCTATCTTACGATAAAAATGTTGATTCACCACAAGAATGGATTAAATTAAAAGATTACCCAGGTTGTTTTTCACCTAATGGAATAGATACATTTCAAGGATCAAAATCATTTCCTTTATTTTTCCCCCAATTTTTACCATCATGTGATCATTGTGTTCTTAGATGGGAATGGTATACAGTGCAACAAGTTTCTAATGTTGAATTTTATGTAAATTGTGTTGATATTAAAATTATAAATAATTTAAATAATAATTGTAATATTCCTTCTCCGACAACACAAATTAATGGAATTGAGCATCTTTTATATAATCTTCATGATACAAATCAAAAAGGTTGTCCTTTTTATAATGTATATGATATTAATTTCCGTCCACCATTAGATCAAAGATCTAGAGGACCATTAGAATGGATTCCAACTTGTAATTCACAAAATCCACCAGTTGTACCAACAATTCCTCCAATACCTGTTATAGTATATCCATGTACAAATATTAATTGTGGATTAAATGGAAAATGTAATAATGGAATTTGTATATGTAATAATGGATTTTCAGGATTAAATTGTGAAATACCTCCAAAAATACAATGTAATGTAAATTGTAATATATTAAATAGAAATGAGTGTCAAATAGAAAATTTATGTGGAAAATGTAAAAATGGATTTATTGGGTCAGACTCAGGAAATACTTTATGTCCTGTTGTATGTTCAAAAAATTGTAGAGGTCTTAATAGAAGAACATGTATACAACCTAATAAATGTGGAGTTTGTTTAAATGGTTTTACAGAACCACCTTCATACAATAAAAATGAAATGTGTATACCTACAATGGATAATTTGATATCATTAGGTATAAGTGCTCAATGGGAAACGGGATTTTGTGGTAGATGGTTAAAAAAATGCCAGAATAATAGAGAAATATCATTTATAGTTCCTGAAAATATAAGAGAAATTCGTGCGTGGAATATAAATAATATGCAAAAAATAGGTAATAAAATAGTAGGAAATTGCCCAATATGGACAGCAATTGATCAAACCACACAAGGAGGTTTTTGTGCTGTTTTTGATAAAGGTAAAAAGGTTTTTATAGGAAATAATGGATTCTTTTTTGCGGATTCATTAAAATTTAGAAATTTACAAATGACAAATGATTTAATGAATTTAGATACACATTATCAAAATGTATCAATTTTAATGAATGTAAAAGATATTTTATATAATAATATAAACTATAATAATATAGAAAATGATTTAAGTATGTATTCATATGGTTCATCAATAGTAGTAGTTGATAATAAAATAAATGATGATGGAACATCAGATCTTTCTTTAATAGTAAATTGTAAGAATCGTGTAGAATTTGATTCTGCATTATTTTTACAAAGTGATAGTGTAAAAAATTTAAATATAGATCCAAATGTATTTTATGTAGATCCTATTAATGTAAATGAAGAAATTTTAAATTATAGTAATAAAAATGAGTGTATTTCAGGTTTATTTTATTTAACAATTATTTTAATTAATCTTTTATTTAATTAGTTATAATAAATTTCATTGAATCAACTATTATAAAAATTTTTAAAAAAAATATTTTTAAAAATAAAAATAATGAAATTTATAAATCTATTATTGTGTATATTAATAAAATACACTCTAGGAGATTTACGAATGGCATCAAGTCCTAAAAATAATTTTGAAATTCAAAATGGAGAAAACTCTATTCCTTATGTTAAAAATTCTTTAGCTTTTTACATGGAACCTAGTGATTTTGGATATAAAGGTTTAATTGAGCAACGTAAAAATAATTATGATAACTTTTTAAGATCTAACATTGATAATGAACAAGATAATCGTAATTTTGAAACAGAAATAGGTAGAGATATGTTACCTTTTAGAACCTTAGAAGCTAATTCTCTTGGCATAGATACTATAACAACAACTATAAATCAAGAAACTTTAATTCCCTTACGTTGGAATAATCCACATTCATCTGAATGTGAAATTAATATATGGGTTAAGAGTGTTAATAATGATAATATTGTTATTCCAATTAAAAAACCTTCATGTTGTGGAGAAGGATATCAAGATAATACAATTTCTTTTAAAATACCAAATGATTTTATACAACTTTCTGAAAAAATACCTGGTTTTACAGGGTGTAATAATGTTGGAGATTGTACTTTACAGATTTATGCACATTCTGTAGAACCTCGTACTTATTCGATTGGAACTCCATTAATAATTAATGGAAGTAAATCATTAAGAGGTGCAACTGCTATAGATAATAGTCAAATAGCACCTGCAACAGTTGATCCACAACTTAATATTGATACATTACCAAGAGATATATGTTTACCGACCACAGATATATCATCTAATTATATTTCTGCAGTTCCTAGATTCGCACGTCTTGTGTCAGATCAGTTTAATCATGCATATCAAAATAGTAATTTCTCTCCTTATAGTGGACAACAACATGAACAAATAAGTCGTAATATGCAGTCTGCAACAATTTTAAGAATGACAGCAGCTAATGGTGGAGAACTCGGTAAATCTATTATAAGCACTGATAATGAGAAATTTATAAGTAATCTTATTACTAAAGTTAATAGCGTTGTACAAAGATATGAAAAAGCTGCAAATAATATTTTTAATTCTATAAAAAATGATTATGCTACATCTGGTAATATAGGTAATCAGATATTAGCAAATTGTTTTAGATGTTCAGATACTGGTTCTGTAAATACAAATCGTATAGAACAACAAACATATATTCCATCTTTTGAAATTAAAGATTTGAATCAGGCAAATCAAATAAGAAATTCTCTAGAAGATAATGTTAAAAATTTGATACCACAAAATAGTAATAAAGTTCAAATATATAAAGCATCTTTGATAGAATTAATTGATGATTTTATGAATGCTGCGAACCTAGGTTTTATGTATCAACCAGCTATGTTAAAATCTAATATAACAACTATGCAAGATGTTACAAACTTTAAAAAAGTTGATTCAAATGGTAATAATGATGATGGTGTTTATGCATCAACTATAGCTTCAAAATTAAAAATTCAAAATATAGAAAAAATAACATCTATATTTAATTCAAACCAACCAACATTACAGCCTATTACAAGACCTATAACACAAACAAGTGTTATCCCAACAAGTACTCCACAGATTGATAGTAGTACTATTCCTCCAAATCCAGATGACAGCGTATATATGTATAATTTTTGTGGACAAACATATCAAACTATTAATTGTAGTATACCATGTAATTCAGGAATGGATTATGAATGTGGTAATGGTAGATGTTTTTATACAACTTTATGTGTTAATATTCCATAAAAATATTTGTAAATTTTATACATTTTCATCATTATATAATTTTTCTATAATATATTTAGTACCAATATCTTTTTTTTGAATTATTAAACCATCGTATTTTCCAAGAAACCTACCATTATTATTATAAGTATCTATGGGATCAAAAAATAAGTATTTAGTCTCAATTTTATATAAAATAGAATAATGGTAATAATTTTTTTCTATTATTTTATAAGATTCTCCTATTTTATAATTTAACATGTATTATAAAATAAAAATCTTTAAATTAAGTTTTTAAGTAGAATTACCATTAAATTAAATATTTACTTTTCCATTATCATTCTTACATCCTTATGTACACTTTGAGACCACCTTTCCACAAAAACTTCAGGATCTATAGTTCTTAAAATATCTTGGTATTCATCAAATACCTCATTTATAAATTGTTCAATACATATAGGTAATGTTTTTTTATCTCTTGTATGATAATACATAAATATATAGTTTAATAATTCATCCTTTGTTGGATACTTTTTATTTTCGAACACATAATTTCCAAAAAAGTTATTAGTTGAGAAAAGATCATGTCCATATATCTTAATAGCATTATCTAACCATGTACTATTTATTCCATTAACATTAACCTTATAATAAGGTCTGCATGTTTTAGGTGATATATCTACCTTGAAGTATGGAACATTATTTCCAAAACTCCAGTTCTTTGTAACATATTTTACAAACGGTCTTATTTCATAATTATAGGGTATATATATATCGGATTCTGCTTTATTTGCATTACATAAATCTAATATATCTTTTATTTCTGTAATTGAAAGATCTTTGCAAACAGATGGTAACAAAGTTCTAACTTTTGTAATTTGTGCATCAGATGGCTTTCCATCAATAAGTATCCAATTTTGATTTGTTTCTATCGCATTATAATACATTGCATCTATTAAATTCTTTAGTTTCATAGTTTGTTCTTTACCTTTTTTAAATTCAAGTAGAAAATATCTTAAAGTCTTTAACCTATTAATATGACATATCAACTCATTAGGAACATGTATTCCAATAATTTCCAATAATTCGATCAACTCCATAGAATAAGAAAGATGTAATCTAATTGGATCATTTTTAGGATCTTTTATTAAAGATAGTTTAGAAGTTGTAGCCATAATTGAACACCATGATGCAAGACCTAAAGGTACTGAATAAACTGGATATGTAGGCAATCCAGACAAACACATGTAACTTTTACTATTTAGTAATCTATATTTGAGGTGTTCCTTAATCATGGGCAAATACTCTTTTAAATAATAATCATCATCTGCTCTTTCTACAATAAAATATATAACTGCAAACCATAAATCGATATTACCAAGAGACTTTCCACCTGTTAATACATATCTTAGTGTTGAGTTTGTTGCTTGAACATGACTTGTATGCTTTCCTAGACAAAGACCTCCAAATATCTCATCTCTTGTCAAAGGACTATTATCTGAAATTCCATAATCAACTAAATCCTTGTAAGCTTCAATACTTATTACACAATCAAATAGTGATTTAATATACATTAATATGGAAGTATTTCTTAGAGCATTTAATGGGCAATTAATGAGAGAATCTCTTAAATTTGTTGGTAAATCATCAAAGATAGATGATCCAGTCTTCTTCATTATGAGAATCATATTAGAAGATTCTTCCATTAAAATTGGACATGTTAACTTTAAATCATCTAGTTTTTCTTCTAAAATCTGTACATTTTCAGATGGAATAACGGGTATCTGAACTGCGCTTACTTCCCTATTTGAAATTTTATTTCTATCAAATGTTTTTAATAATGAACCAGAACACCATGATATGAATTTATCAATTGTAGTTTCCCAATTATCTTCTTCCGTTCCAGTATTTTCTTCGATTTTGTAATATAATTTCCAGACATTATCTAATTCTGATTGTGAAAATTCTAAATTATTTGTATTTATAGAAGTACTTATTTTAAAACTTTCAATTAGTTTTGAGACAGGATTATCACCTTTTTCAAATTTTTTACTTTCAGATTTTATTAACCTATTTTTAAGTGTTACTAACTTACTATGTAATTCCTTGCTCCCGTTGGTTCCCATATTTATAGAAGTCAAAACATCTTTTAAAGTTTTTTTATGTTCTAAAAATTCTTCTATTGTGTTTATAGAATCTAAATTATATGTAAAATTAATATCGTCAAATGTTACTTTAATAGTACTAGGATATTTATATGAATTTATGTTTTCATATATTTTAATTTCGTGCGGACTATTACGTGTTAATGCACATGATACAGATTCGTTAATACTTCCTCCTGTGTATATAAGGTAAATATTTACATTATTGAAATTCCATTCAAGTAAAATATCTGAACACTTTTGTGTAGTTTGGTTGTCAATTTGACCATCTGATATAAATATCAGATTACCTTTGAATCCTATATTTTTTATAAACTGGAATAATTTAAAAGGAGAAGTTCCTCCGTAACCTTTTTTTAGTTGATTTATTAATTCTAAATCAACTTTTGAAATTTCTGTATAATCTTCATCCCACCTAATAAATAAAGTTTTTGAACTGTCTAATGACCTTACTATATTTTGGGTCTCAGTATGATAAAATGTTGTGTCAAAACCATTGCATGAAGTACTAGTTGAATATGAACAATCATAAGCAACTAAAGTATCATATTTTAAATATTTAGAATTCATCTTAAAAGTATAAGTAAAATTTACTTATTAAATTAAATATTTTTTTCAATTTTTAAAATTACACACTAACTAATCATTATCTTTATAAAAATATATTTGACATTTTGGAGTATTTTAATAAAATATTTATAAATTTAAAGTTAAAACTCTAAAATCTAGAATTATGGAATATATTGAAAAAGGTAAATATGAATTATTAATGGCCTTAAGAAATAATGAATCAGTAGAGGTCATTAATTTTCTTAAAAAATATTATGATGATATGATAAAAATTGTAACATTAACTTATAAAAATGATTTAATTCATAAAGATGATGTTAAAAATGTAAAATATATACTAATTTTTTGTGAAGAATCTGGTGAAAAAAATAGTTTCTTTTTTTCTAAACAACAAAATATTTTAGAATTTTATGAAAAATATAAAGATAAAAAATTTACTATAACAGAAATTCATGATATTGATCCTGAAAATATTTATCGTCCAAATGTAGAAGAGGATATTAATATTTGGTTACAACGTAATAAATATAAAAAAATGTAAATTTTCTTATTTTACATATTTTTTATAAATTTTAAAAGTATAATACGCGCTTATAGCAGCAAAAATTTGAATTAATACAAGAGAAATAAATTCAAACCAGTGTATGTCGCCTTTTATCAATGATGTGCTTGTTAGAGCAGGATTAAAATTAATGTGTGATTTTTCATAAATATATCTTGTTATCATAATACATACAAACATTGATAAAGATATCATTATCGCAATTGATAAGTTTGAAAATTTTTTATTTTCTGTTATTATTAATACACAAAAAATAAATAAATAAGTACCAATAAATTCAGCAATAAATTGATTCATTTATTATATATTAATATATAATATATAATATAAAATTTTAGTTTTTTATAGTTTTAAATTTTTAGCTATATTTTCTCTTTCTAAAAATGATAAATCATCATCAAAACAATATGAAACAAGATTTTTATAATATTTTTCAAAACATTCAAACTCTTCTAATAAAGAAATTTTATCTATTATATTTCTTGTATCTTTTTTTAATTTTTCCATATTTAAAAATGTTGATATTAAAAATATTGTTTCTAATGATATTTTAATATCTCCGTCATTTTCAATAACTATTTGTAAAATTTCATTAAAATTAACATATTTTTTTTCTATATCTTTAATAACTAGATTGTTTAATTTAGAATAAAATTTTTTATCAATATTAAAAATATTCATAAGAGAATTTGTAAATAATTGTGGTTCATTAAAAAGTGGAGTACAAAATAATAAAGATATATCAACTGAATTAGGAATTATTAAACCAAAATCATATAAAACAATTTTAAATGAATTATTGTTAATAATAATTCCATAATTACCATTGTGAAAGTCTCCATGTAAATAAGGAGAATTATTAAACATATCGCTTAATATTAATATCATAAAATTATATATTTTATATAAGGTATAATCAGAAAAATTATCTTCAATTATATCTAAATTAAAAGATTCTATATAATCCATTATTAATAAATCTTTTTCATAATAATAAGGTTTGGGAACAACTACATAATTATTATTTTTATAATATTCATAAAATATTTCTAAATTTTTTCCTTCCATTCTAAAATCAAATTGAGATATAAAATAAATTTTAATGCTTTCCCAATCTAATTTTATTTTTTTTAAATTATTTGTAAGTTTTAATCCAAAGAATATTATTCTCATAACAAAAAACCAATAATCTGTAGTATAATTTATATCTGGATGTAATACTTTAATTGCAACTATTTTATTATTCCAAATACCTTTATAAATTTGACCTACAGAACCTGAATTAATTAGTTTTAAATCTGATACTTTTATATTATATTTTTTAAAAATATTATAAGTATATTCTATATTATGATTATGACAATTATTCATAACTTTTTTATAAAAAAGAGTTAGTAAGAATGATCTTTTTTTAGTTAAATGATAATTATAATTAATAATCCATTGACATAATTTTATTGGTACTGTACCTATTTCAATAAAATTATCATAAAATTTTTCACACTCATTATTATTATCTTTATCTAAAATAAAATAATTTATTATAATTTTACATAATTTATATGTTAATTTTATATATGTTAACATTTATTTTTATCTAATATTTTTTAAATATAAAATTATTTCATTTTTTATTTTGTTTTTAAACATAAAATGATCATTTTTTATTTGATCATAATCTTTTTTAATAATAAATTTATCTTTACCAGATAATTCATGAATTCTATTTACAATAAACTCAAGTTTATCATTTTTATATTCATTATATATGAAATGTATTTTAGGTCTAATCATAATATAAGTTTCGTGACTATTAGTAAATTTAATATTTGGTAAATATTTTTGAATAACTTCAGGAAGTAATTCTTTTATAACTAAATCAAATATTTCTTTATAATCTTTCATTTATTTAAATAAAAAAAATATAATATAATATAATATAATATAATATAATAAAATGACAGTATTCAGTGTTGAAGATATAACAATAGATTCTGCTACAGAAGATACAATATATATTTTATTTGAAACGGGATATATTGAACAAGGAGGATCTACAGGAAGTATAGGACCACAAGGGCCTCAAGGAGTTATAGGACCTCAAGGAGTTATAGGACCTCAAGGAGTTATAGGACCTCAAGGAGATGTAGGATCTCAAGGAGTTGTAGGACCACAAGGAAATGTAGGACCTCAAGGAGTTATAGGACCTCAAGGAGTTATAGGACCTCAAGGTCCACAAAATAAAATTAATGCAGTTTTTAAAAATGATATTACACCTGAAATTATACCTTTTCCCACATATACAGGTGAAATTTATTCAGGAATATTTTCAAATTTTTCGAGCTGGAAACAGATAAGTAATGATATAAAAGCAGGACCTAATGGTATTATTTTTCCTCAACCATTATGGGTTCAGAATTTTAATGGCTTATTATTTTGGGGTGCAAAGGGTTATGTATGGGCTACTGATTATACAGGAGTATATGCTAATTTTTATTGTAAATTAAACAATGATTTATCTGGTATTACATATTGTAATTGTAATAATCAAAATGGTGTGCTATTTATAGGAGGAGATTTTACAACTGTTATAGATATTAATGGAAACGTAATAATTTGCAATAGAATATTTTATATAATTCCTCAAAAAGTAGGAGGAGGATATTCAATTAATCAATATTTAGATGATCTACAAAATAATGGTTTTAATGATACAGTATATTCAATAAGATATTCTAAACAACTTAAGAATTTTATATTTGGAGGAAGTTTTACAGGAAGTGGAAGTGGAAGTGTAACTTTAAAACGTGTTGCTGTTGGTTCACCTAATGTTTCATGGAATACATACAGTGATAAGTTGGGTACTGATAATGGTATTGTATATGATGCTATAGATATTACAAATAGTAGTAGTAATATATGTATTATATTTGGAGGTACATTTACAGATTATATATTAGGATTTAATACTGCAAATAATGTATATATTAATATTGGTGTGGTTTTTAATAATGATATTAATGTTTTTGCAATTGATGTTAAGAACTATTTATACATTGGAGGAAAATTCACTAGCCCATCACCTTATTGTATATTTACAGATCCAGATTTTACAACTTTTAAACAATATAATTCAAATATTAACGTTCCAGTAAATAGCATGTATATTGATTCTGTAATTTTATGGAATGCAGGTAATAATAATACTAATGCCGGTTCTGTATATTATGGACAAAATATTGAACAAGATCCAGTAAATTTTTCAGAAGGTTTAACTATTGGTCAAAAAGGTTCTTTTACATCTGATAATTCTGGTAATTTAATTTTAGTAAATAATTCTCCTTCTATACCTAATAATGGTGCATATATTTTTAATGGTAACCTAAATACAGTTACTTTTAATACAATTAATAATATTAATAATATTGTAGCCTTATCTGGCAAACCGCCTAATACAACAACTAATAATACTGTAACACTAAGTAATAAAGGAGATTCATTTGTATTAATCGGAGATACAACATATAATCCTGCTAGTTGGTATGTACAATCAACATATGGATCCATAGAATTTTCGAGTCAGGCTGCACCAATACCACCTATTTAAATTTTTTTAATATTATTATATAATAAATGAATAAATTTGAGAGATGTGTTTTAAAAGTAAAAGAAAAACAACCTAAAAGTTGCGAAAAAAGTAAATGGAAAAATAAGGGATGTTATAATCCATGGGCAATTTGTAATAAAAGTGTTGGTAAACCTAGACGTGTTGGAAGACCAAAAAAATCTTGTAAATCAGGTTTTGTTAGAGATAAAATAACCAAAAGATGTCGAAAATCAAAAAGAAAATCAAAAGTTAAATCAAAGAGAAAATCAAAAGTTAAATCAAAAAGAAAATCAAAAAAGTAAAAAATATTTAATTTATTGATTAAATATTTAAACAACATATTTATTTATTATACTTTTAGATTGATTAATAATATTGTTATCAAAACCAAAATTATTTTTAATATCTTTTAGATTATAATCTATTATATCAAATAAAATTTTTGCAATTTTATTCCATGTTTCATTCCAATTAATATTTATAATATCATATTTATCTAAATTTTCTATCGTTTTAATTGGATTTTCAGTATAATCATATAGAAAAGATTTTAATTTATCTATATCTAATTTAGTAACTTCTGAACCTAAATTATTAGAATATTCTGATAAAACATCAAATATACCATTTTTTATTTGAACTATAATATTTTTAATATATTCTTCAATTTGTTGAGAATATTGAGGTGTATTTGTAGGATAATTAGGTGTATTTGTAGGATAATTAGGTGTATTTGTAGGATAATTAGGTGTATTTGTAGGATAATTAGGTGTATTTGTGGGAGTATTTTTAGAATTAAAAATATAATCAATACCTACTCTAATACCATTTAATATTTGATTTATCTTATATTTCATTATAAAAGGTAATATTGATTCATTAATTACACTACGTATTAAAACATCAAACATTTTACTAGATGTTTCATTATAATAAGTGCTATTTATAAAAATATTCCATATATTTTCTACATTTCCAGAATTAATTTCTTTCATAATCTCATTTCTACTTATTATTGTATTATTTGCTAATAAATTTATAGTATATGCAAGTCCTTTTTGTAGAGTGATTAATAATATATTACCTGTTAATAATTTAATTATAAAATCAAAATTTTCACCCATATCTTTGTATCTAGATGGAAATACTTCTTGAATTCTATATAACATAAGATTTTCTAATTCTTTAGCTCCATATGGAGCTAATTTATTTTTTAATTCATTTTGTATTTGAGGAGTTGTACTAATGTCATCTCCTCCTTCTGGTATATTAGGAATCACTGGATCACCTGTGTGAGTTGTAGCATCACTTGAAAAAGCATTCGCATCTATTAATTGTTTATTTAATGTTTTTAAGTTATTAGATTTTGATAAAATAATATCATTCATACCTTCTTTATACAAATTACTTAAAAAGTTTATTAATGTTATATACGAATATTCAGTATATTTTTCTCCTACTGGATCTTTTCCTGTTTTAAATACTTTTTCTAAACCTTCAGGAGTAAATATTGTATCATTAGATATAATCTTAAAACTATTATAATCTGTTAATTTTTTATAAACATCACAATTTTCCTTATTTAATGCTTTAGATAAAATTGATATTGAAGATAGTAACCCATCTTTATAGTCACTAGCTTTAATACCTCCTGATTCTAAAATACTATAGACAGTATCGGTGTCTATATTTAACTTTAAATTATCATATAAAATTAAAGCATAACATTTCACAGATCCTGTATTTGCTGCAGCATTACCTTTTTGAAATTCTTGAACTTTTTTTTCTAATTCATCTAGAGAGGGTATTTGTTTTTTATTATCTGTAGAACTCCCTGAAGGACGTTTTACAAAATATATAACAACACCGATAATAATAATTATCACAATAACTACTATACTTATTAAAATCCAATTAGTTTTACTTTTATTTTCTATAGTAGTTTTTGGTGTAAACCGATTTCTGTTTATATCCATCTTATTTATTATAATATAAAATATTATAATAAAAAAATTTAACTTAAAAAATTTAACTTAAAAAATTTAAATAATATTTATTTCGTCAATAGATACATAATCTAAATCATAATAATTAAATTCAAAATAACCAATCAAATTTCCATTCTCAGGATTATAAATACTTGTTAATATATTATTAGAACTTCCATTAGAAAAATGATCAGAAAATATAATAAATCTACCACTTTTGTCATAAGATATTGAAGAATGAGAATTATAATGATCAATTTTTATAATTTTATTATTTTTTAAATTAAAGACTTCTCCACCTGGTCTAATTCTATTACCAACGTATATATAATTTTCATTCAGGATAGGACTATATATACTAGAAAACTCAATTATTTTTTCATATAAAATCTTAGAATTATCATTATTTGTTATTTTCAACAATTTTTTTTCAATGTATGGATCTTTAGGATCTTTAAAAATTTCATAAGATATATTAGGATTCATAATTTTTTTAGGAAATTTTGGAACCCTTGTAACTTTATTATTATCTAATTTCCAACAAGAATCTTTAAAATTTACTATAATTTTTTTATGACATTTAGAATATTTATTACTACACATTCCATATTTTCCTTTAAATACAAATTTAGTATCAAATAAATCTTCACTACTAATTGTTAATAAATAACTACTATTTTCATATTTAACTTTAATTTCAAAATTATAATTATTAAAAGTTTTAAACTTTAATTTATTTTCTAAAATTTTTTTATTAATGATAAAAATTCTTTTCGAAAACTCTTTTTCATCTATTTTTCTATTCATAATTTTATATTCTAATAATTTTTGTTCAATATAAAAAGGCATCATATGGTCATCGTTATTTCCTAAAAACTGCATATTAACTAAAAAATCAGTATGAGTTTTCATAAATTCTTGTAATTCATCTGAAGCTCCTAGACAAAATGTTAATGTTACATTTATTTTATAAGGTTCATAACTTCTAAGAACAAAATAAACATAATATTGAATATAAAAAACATCACTACTAAAGTTGTTAATATTATCTGACATATGTCCATTAACATAATTTTTTAACGATGTTTCAAATTTTTCTGTTTTTATTTTATATTTATTTTCAACTATTTCTCTCATTTGGTCTGACATTTTTGACTTATTTTTTAATAATTCATCAAAATATTCTTCATATATTGAAAATTTCTCTAAAAAAGTTACTTTATCAATTTTTGATTCAGGTCTTACATACCAAATTTGACCTCCATACTGTTTAATTATAGCGCATGTATTTTCATCTATTTTTTCTAATACATATCCATATGAAGTATAAGTATCATATCCACTGCGTCCATTATAACTTGTAACAGTATAACTAATAAAATCTCCAGAATTAAAAATAGTCATTTTATATACAAAAAGTATTTTTTACTTATATTTTTAAAATTTAATTTCAATTTTTTTATAAATTGATTTTTTTTATACATTTTATAAAAAAATTACATCTTATAATGCCAGAAGGTCCAGAAGTATTAAATTTTTATCTTTTTATAAAACCTCTATTAGATGATAAAATAATTGAAAAATTACAAATAATTTCAGGAAAATATACAAGAAAGGGTATTCCTAATATAGAAAAAGTTAAAAATATATCTATTATAGATATTCTAATAAAAGGTAAATCTATTTTTATAAAATGCGATAATGATATATCATTGGTTTTTGTTCATGGAATGACTGGATGTTATTCAAAAGAAAAAGAAAAACATAGCAGAATAGAATTTAATTTTAAAGATGATAAGTCAAAACTTTATTATAATGATACACGAAATTTTGGTACATTAACTATTTATACTACAGAAAATGATTTTAAAAAGGCATGGGATTATCTTGGTCCAGATATTTTAAATACAGAAGTAACATTCGAAAATTTTTATTCAAGATTAAATAAATATCCGAATATGAAAATTGGAATTGCTTTATTAGAACAAAAATTATTATCTGGAATTGGAAATTATTTAAGATGTGATATATTATGGTATTGCAAAATACATCATGAGAGACGTGTAGGAACTCTTACAAATGAAGAAAAAGAAAAATTATATGATGCGGCTATTAATATAATAAAATATCATGCAAATCGTGAACATAATTTAAAATATGTCCCTAAAAATGAATTTTTTGTATATCAACAATCTAAAGATATTTTTAATAATAAAGTTCATAGAATTGAATTTAATAGTCGTACAGTTCATTATGTAGATTGGGAAGATGATGACGATGAAATAATTATTATAAAAAGAAATAATTAAAAAATTTGAAACTTAAATTAATTTATTATAATTATATAATAAATTATTTTTTTCTTATTTTTAACAAAATTTCTCTTACATATTCTGGATAACTTTCAATTATAAAATTTTTAGATACTAAATTTTCATCTATATATTCTACATTTGGTTCAGCAGAACCACAACGAGATTCAATACCGCTTTCATTAAAACCCATTCTAATAGCAAAATATTCAGGAAAATCATACTTAAATGACCAATCTTTACCCCAAGAGTTTTTGCAAATCCAATACCCATATTCATTAAAATTTTTTCTAATATCTACATTTTTATCACACCATCCTATTATTTCAATATAAAAGTTATAAAATGTCTATGCTAAATCTTAAATGATCATATCCATAATTATCCATTAATTTTTTATATTTTTCTACATCATCTTTTTTATAAAAAGTAATATAACCACAATTATGATTTTCTGATCTAGAATTTATAATAAATATATTTTTTGTATCAATACCCAAAATAATACATGATTCTTGTAAATCTTGTTCATTAATATTTTTACTTAAATTTTTTATTAAAATAATATTTTCTATTTTTTGAGCCTCTTTATTCTCTAATTCTTTGAAATCTTTTTTTTCTTTATTTCTTTCAAACTTTTCATTTTTTCTCTCATATTTATTTTTTTCATCTTCTGAATCTTCGGAAAATCTATTTTTTACTATTTTAAATATATTACATTCATCTGTTAAATCATCTTTTCCACATGTTTTACATTTAATTTCTTCTTTATTAAAAGAATTTACTGGTTCCATAAAAACTAGTTCATCGGATAAAAATGTAACTTTATTATTAGTAGTAGCAGCTAATCCAAATGGTTTCCACTCATTTTTTCTTGTTTCAATATTTTTATTAACAATAACTTTTTTAATAGTTTTTTTTAGTGTTGATACAACTTTAACTAATTTATTATTTTCATTCATTTTATATTCTGTTCTGATAAATATCCCATTTTTATCAGGAATAGTTTCTGTCATTCTTGGTACGATTTCCATTATTAATTAAATAATAATTAATAAAATATTTTTTCAATTTTATTTTTCCTTAGGGGTTTTTTCTTTCTTTCTTAACTTTGTTTTCTTTCTTAACTTTGTTTTCTTTCTTAACTTTATTTTCTTTCTTAACTTTAGTTTTTTCTTTTTTCTTATCCCTTTCTTCATTTATTCGTAACTTCTTTTCTTCTGTAGTTTCTTTCATTTTTATTTTTTTATTTTTTATAAAATCGTTAAGATTTTTTTGATTATTTTGATTATTCCATAAATCTAGGTATTCCTTATTATTAAAAATATTTGTTGTAATTAAAAATTCATTAATAAATTCATTTATAGTATTATTTAATTTTTCAGATTTTATTTCTGAAATACTTTTTTTCTTTTCTTTAACTTCTTTAAGTACATTCATCATTGTTGTTTCATGTGAATTTTTTAATATTGTAACTTCTTTAATTTCTTCTTTTAATACTTCTTCTTCAGGAATAGGTTCTGTTAGTTTAATTTTTTTATAAAAACATTTTGAACATGTCCATGTTCCCTTTTTAACAAATATTCTTTGATTAAATGGAATCTTATCTATCTCAAAAATTGTTTTACAAATCATACAACTTGCATCTATCTTTTTAAATATTCTAAGATCTTCATTCATGTTGTGAACATAAACATTCCAATTTATCCCTGACATTTTATAAATTTTTTATAGTAAAATAAAATTTTTTTTCAATTTTTTATTTAACCAATAAAAAATTTTAAAGTAAATGCCTTATTATATCGAAAATTTTATTAGTCACGGAAATGATATAAATTCGAGTGATACAACTTTTTATTTTCTAAGTAAAATCCCCCTTATTGAAGATTTTGAATGGGAACAGAACTATGTAAATTTTTTAGACGCTAAAAAACTTTTATTAAAATTTTTTAATCAGAATGATGAAGGCGTTATACAATTTTTAAATGATAAGGGAAATGGATGGTGTTTTGGAGAAAGAATATATCATAGTAAAAATAATATTAATAATTATTTGTATTTACCTATTAAAGAGTAATTATTTCATAAAATATTCACTAAAAATATCAATATTATTTATAGAACAAAATTCATTTACTTCTTCAATTAAAGATTGTGGACCACAACATATAATTGCATTATCTTTAAAAGGATCTTCCATATCTAATAATAATTCATTAGAAATATTTGGTTTATTATAAAAAATTTTAAAATCTAAATCTATTTCACTAAATATATCATTTGTAACATAAATCGTTATATCAAATAAATTATTATCATTATATTTAATTAATCTTTTCTTAAACATTTTGAAAATTTTTAAATTTTTAATAACCCAATACATTTTAATATTTTTTAAAGTACTTTGGTAATTATTATAAATATAATCAAGAATAGAAAAGATTGGTGTTATTCCAATTCCTCCTGCTACTATTGTAATATATTTATAATTATCGTAATCAATTGGTAAAAATCCATAAGGTCCTTGTATGATAATATCTTTATTTATTTTATTATCATTATAATGTTTTTCTATATAATCATATATTTTTCCAGACCATGTATTTTTACCAAAATCTTTAATACAAAATGTTAAATTATTATTTTCATTTGAAATTAAACTTGCTGCGTGCCATTCAAGATGCGATATTTTGTTATAACAAATTAAAAAATAACAGGCAGGATACGTTCTAATATCCTTTTTAGTTATTAATGATAAAATAGTATAACAATTTACTGGATCAGTATAAATAGTTTGAAAATTACAATAAGATATTTTTCGTATTTTTATTATTCTAGTAATAATATCTATAAAATATAATATAATAGACGGTAAAATATAATAAAATGTTATCATCGAATGAAATGAACTTGTAATAATGATAAATACGGATAAAAATCTATGTGTATAATAAAATAATTCAAAAAGATTTTTCCTTATTATTCGCAAAGATAAAATAGACATAAAAAATACTGATAGACTAGCTATAAATCCCATTATTGGATTTGTTTCTGAATATTTTAAACTGAAATTTATATTTGAATTATACAGAATTAGAGTACTTACAAATTTAATAATTACTGAAATTACAAATAATATAGAAATAATTTTATGTAAAGTAGTTAATTTTTCAGGTGAAATTTTAAAAAGAATTATTGATATATTATTCCTAGAAATTGGTAATAATGATAATGATAAATTTAAAGAACACCATAATCCAAGTCTTTTAACAATTTCTTTTTTTTCGTTTGTACAAAAACTGTAAATAAATAAAGATAACCACCAAATAGAATATAAAGTAATAAAAATAATATTTCCAACAGAATAAAATCCTAAAGATTTTAAATTTATTAGTTTATTAAAAAATTTTCTAACAAAATAAAATTTTTTTGGATATATAATTATTATAGAAAAAAAAGTAGATAATATTATTAATGAATATGTGATAAAAAATATAAAATAATCTTCTATTCTATTTTCTGTATTATTGTTTATATCTCCAGAAAGTAAATTTACATAAAAAGTATCATCTTCTGTGTGCATAGATACTATTTTATCATTCATTTCATCTCCTATAGCATATATTATATTCGTAATATTTTGTGGAATAATTTGTATATCATTTAGATTACCTGTATTTAATAATCTTGTAAATTTTATAGTAATAATATTATTTTGTATACTAATACTCCTATCGATTAAATAATTATCTGATTTTTTATATTTATATATACTACTTCCTATATCTTTACTTTCAGGAGGTAAATAATATGCTTCTATATTTAAATTGCATAATTCATCACCCCAACCAAATATAGCATCTGCTCCTATCATCATACCATCTTCCTTTGTAAATGCTATACTATACCAATGTAAGCATGAATCTACTTTAGTTTGTGATATTATAGAAATTTTGTTGTCTTTTAAATACCAACCAAAAATAATTGATTGATATTTAATAAATTTATAATTTTCATCATCTGGTATAGGAATAGTAGGAACTGTTGTAGTTGTTATAATTGGAGTTTGAGTTGTAGCACCATTACCATAATTAAAAGTTTTATATGTTAAAAATACGGGTACATATGAGGGCGCAAACATAAATGTAATGATTAAATTTTCCTTTTTAGATGGAAACCATTTATATATCCAAAAATTCACAGCTTTTCGAGTAAATAATCTGGTATTAGAACAGTCAAAGGATGTAATAGCCTTATCTTGAAGAATATTATGTGTTAAAATACCATGATTAACATCCATCATAATACCTTGACTATTAACAGAAGTTATCTCAATCGTTATTTCCATATTAATATCTTCAAAATTAGTTATAACATTATTTGACGGATCTTTAAAAGTGAAAGAAATTTCATCATTCTTTATAGTAGTTTTCCCACCCATCATTGTTTGTGATAATGTTGGAGGAATACAACCATATAAATTCTGATAATCTACTCCCCATGAAAAAATAGTTATCGGCAATACCGACAGTAAAATTCCAAATAATTTTCTCATTTATTATAAATAAATTCTTTTAAAATTGAATTTTTTATTTATTTTTATAATAAAAATTTACCTATAATAAAATGGAACCTGATTTAGACGAAATAACATTAAAAAGACTTCAAAATGAAAAAGATATGTTAACAAAAGTAATATCTCCAAGAGGTAAAGAATTTGTCGATACTATTAGGAATATACTCATTAATTATACAAAAATAAAAGAGGAATATATTAATATTTTACTCTCAGACTCTAATAATATTAAATTATATGAAAATGCATTTACTTCAAACTCGGTAAATTCATTTAAAGATCCCGATACAGAAAAAATTGTTGAAGAAGGTAGTTCTACAGAAAATAATGCTATCTATAAATTTTATGGAGATAATATATTTGAAAACTTTATGGTTTGGTATTTATTTAGACGTTTTCCTTCTTTGAGAAGTTCTAATGATGTTAAAATAATTGCAAGACTTAAAATAAATTATGGTCCTAAAATAGTATTTCCAATTTTTGCAAATAAATATAATTTTCTTAAATATACCAACTCATCTTTCTTTGAAAGAGATAGAAATGAAAATTCTCTAATTCAGAATGTTTTTAGCGCATTCTTAGGTGTTACATCAATAATATTTGATAGAGAATGTATGGTAAATGGGGTTGGATATTCAGTATGTTATGAAATATTGAAAAAATTCTTTACAGAAGATATAGATTTAAAACTACCTTCTAAGTTTGAGGAATTAGATAATCCTATTACAACATTAAAACAATTTTTTGATAAAAACAAATATAAAACAGGTATTGATTTATATGGTTATGAGTGTACACAAGATCGTGTAAATAATCTATATAATTGTGATATAAAATTTAAAAGTTCTCGAAGTATTGATGTAGTAGCTAGTGGAACTGCACATCTCAAAAAAGACGCTGAAAAAATGGCAGCTATCAATGCTTTACAATATCTTGAAAATAAAGGATACTCTTTAGAGACCCAACCAAAAAAAAAGAATTTTATAACAAAGATAATACAAGGTGATAGAACTTATAAATTTAAACAAATAATAGAAAAAATTCTTAATAATGCAAATATACAAGAAAAATATAAAAATATTTTATTAACTACTGAAAGTATGAATGACTTTAATTTAGCATTTACGTCTAATACTTCTAATATTAATTCTTACGGAGAACAAGATACAGATTCAACAGAAAATTATGAAATTTATGAAACTTTAGGAGATACAATATTCAAAAACTTTATAGGATATTATATTATTAAAAGATTTAATTTTACAGAATTCAAATATGCTAAAATACTTTCGAGGATTAAAATAAATTATGGATCAAATGAATATTTTGCCACAATTGTAAAAAATTTAGGATTCTTACCTTTTATAACTGCGTCAGAAGATGAACATTCTACATCTCGTATTGACTTATCAGCTGATGTTTTTGAAGCATTTTTAGGCGCTGTTGCATATATATTAGACAATAAAATTAAAATAGGAGTAGGATATTCCATATGTTACTCTATATTGGAAAATATTTTTAATAAAATCGAAATTCCAATAGATATTGAGGAACTTAAAGATCATATATCTATATTGAAAGAATTTTTTGATAAAAATAAAGATTTTGGTAATATAGAATATATTTGTAACAGATATGGTAATTTAGTACAATGTAATGTATATAAATCAGATGGAGTTAATAAAAATTTATTAGGATCTGGTACAGGATCAAAAAATGCGACTGCAAAGAGAAATGCAGCTTTGAATTCTGTCGAAAACCTAAAAAAACAAGGTTTTAAAATTTAAAATTGATTTTTATATTTTATTAGGTAAATAATTACCTTAGGCTAATTATGAGCCTAAACGTTAATGCAACCCCATTTATTCCAGCAGTAAATACTGTAACAAAAGACCTACATCCATGTGTTAATTGTGGGAAGACCTGCAAAGGTAAACAGTGTAAAGAATGCCATTTCAAGATGTTTCAATCAAATTGTGTTGATTGTGACAAAGTATTTAATGCTTTGAGAAAAATGGTACAATGCGCAAGAGATGTGAAAAATGTCAACAAGACTATAACGATAAATATGTTAAAAAATGCCCAAGTTGTTATAAAACTAAAAAAGAACAAGAAAAACAAAGAATTGAGATAAGAGAAAAAAAGGAAAAAAGAGAAAGTAAGGAACCTAGAGAAGAGAAAGAATGCTATAATCGCGATTGTAAAAATACTACTATTTATAAATTTTGTAAAAAATGTAATGATAATAAAAAGCAATTAGATTCATACATGGTATTTACATGCAAAGGTTGTGGATTGAAAGGTAGAGGAGATTACTCTTATTGTTCAGATTGTAAATAATAAAAAGTAAAGAAAAATAATATTTAAATAATTTTAAATCCCAAATGGGTTTTAAAATTAATTTTTAATAAATTTAAAATATTTTTAATTATAAAATGGTCTTGAAAAGTAAATTTCCATTAAAAAATATTATTATAATTTCTGTATTAATAATCATTCTTATAATAACTTTAATTTTTATAAAACCGAAAGATCCAAAAGCTGAATCGGAATTAAAATATGTTCCTCCAGAAATAAAAGAACTTGATAAAAAACAAAGAGCAAGTTTTAAAAATAGAAATACAAAATCTAAATTCTATAATGATAGAATAGATGATAAAAATGTTATTTTTATGCAACCTACAGATACTGGAGATATTATAGTTTTTTTAGATGATTATGATGATAATTCAATAATTACTAAAAAAATTATAAATTAATTTAAAATGAAATCATTTTAAATTAAAATGGATGTAATTTTAGATTATGATGGAAATGAAGTTGTAACAAATGAAATTTGTTCTATTTGTTTAGAAAATTTAAACAATCCAGAGAATATACATGAATTACAAGAATGTAAGCATAAATTTCATTCAAAATGTTTGATAACATATTTAAGAACTGGAAATACATTTTGTCCTTTATGTAGGGTAATGCGAATGAATTCATATATATTAACCCATATATTAATCATGGAAATAAGACTTCTATTTCAGCAGTATTAAAATATTCAAAAAAAAATAATGCTAATAAAAATATTATAAAAATGGTTAAAAAGTATAAAGAATTAAAGAAAAAACATAAAGAATCTATTAAAAATTTGTCTAATTTTCAAAAAGAAATAAAAAATAATAAAGAATACCAGGATATTATTAAAAAACTAAGTAAACTTCGTTCTGATCGATGGAAATTACGTCAAAATATAGTAAAAATAGAAAGAGAATTGTCAAAAATAGTTATGTTACCAGTTAAAATTTAATATTTTAAAATATTTATTTTAAAATAAAAACAAGTATGAATGTTTTCGATTATCCAAATTTTTTGAAAGGAGGGTCAAAAACAGTATCGTTTACAAAAGACACCAAGTCATATGACGGTTCAAGTTCAAAAAATATTATTTATTATAATTTAGTTATGAATTATTTTAAGAATGAAAATTCGAACGAATTAATTTCTCAATGCTTGAAAAATAAAAATTTAATAAAATATTTTATAAAAGAAGCTAAAATATCACAAAATAAGTTAAAAAATATTATAATTGAACAAGAAAATGAACAAATTAAAAATTTTTTTAAGATTTTATTTAATTATAAAAATTCTAAAGAAGACCCAATTTGGGATTCAGATTTTTATAAAAAACAGGTAATTTTAAAAAATAAAAAAGGAGTTGCTATATTAAGAAATGGTTGTGGTGGCGTGACAGATAGATTTTTACCAAAACACATGAAAAAACTTGAAAAATTTATTCAAATTTTAGAAAATATTAAGTAAATTAAAAAAAAAATAATAAAAAGAAAAAATTTACAATTAATAAAAATGATTAAGTTCGGTTCTGTAAAAGAAATATTTTTAATCTTAGGAGGTGTTATTGTATTTTTATTTGTATTTTATATTGTTTTAGTGTTAACTACTAAACCAACAAAGAAACCAAGTACAACTACTACTACACCTCAAATAATAAGTAATAAATGTATCAATGATAAAGATTGTATTGGTAATAATATATGTTCTAAAGACGGTGATTGTGTATGTCCTCCTTGGTTTACGGGTGAAAATTGTACTAACCCAATATTTTCATACGATAATTTAATGTCTTATACAAATCAATTAAATGATCCAAATGTCACTGAAGAAACAATAAATAATATTTTTAATAATCTTAAAACAACTATTCCTGGAAATTATAAAAACAAACAAGATATGTTAAATGTAATTTCAAGCTTGCAATCATTAATTGATCCTAATGTTGATAAAACTGATAAGCAAAAATATGTTTCGAATATTAATAATATAATACAAAAAGAATGTCAACCTCCAAAAGTATTATGTAATGACAATTGTATAAATTTAGGTACAAATTTAAATTGTAATTCTTGTGGAGATAATTGCAACAAAGATGGAAAATATTGTGTTGAAAATAAATGTGAAGATTGTCCATCTGATAAGAATAAATGTGTAAAAACTGATGGTACAATAATTTGTACAGATATCAATATAGATTATGAAAATTGTGGTTCTTGTGGAAATATATGTCAAAATGGAACAATATGTTCTGGAAGCAAGTGTGTATGTCCTGAAAATAGCGTTTTATTTGAAGGTAAATGCGTAAATAATGATAATTCTCAATATAAAACTTGTGGAAATACTTTGATTGATTCAAGTACAAACGAAGATCATTGTGGAACATGTGATAATAAATGTAAAGACAGTGAAAAATGTTCAAGTGGTACATGTGTATGTAAAGAAGGTTATGCAAAATGTGATGATACAGGATTATGTGTACCTCTAAATAGTAAAGATAATTGTGGAACATGTGGAAATAAATGTATAAATAGACAAGATTGTGTTGAAGGTTCTTGTGTATGTCCTAATGGTACTGTATGGTTTCGTGCGTCAGATTCTGATACATATTCATGTGTTACAAATACTTATAATAGATATGTTGAATTTAATGGAGTATATTATGATACTCTTACTAGTTCAGAAAGATGTGGACAATCGGGAATTACATGTAGAGCTGATCAAAAATGTGATAATGGAACATGTGTTTGTGCCAATTCTGATGAGAATGAATGTAACGGTAAATGTGTAAATTATAAAACAAGTGAAAAGAATTGTGGAGATTGTAACAAACATGCTCCTGCTAATACAGCATGTGTTAACGGAGTTCCTGCTGGTCTTACTGATGGAAACGGAAATATATATAAATATTGTGGAGATTGGAAAGGACCTGATTGGGACAAAGGTACAGTCGCAAATATAATGTCAGATTCTGATAATTGTGGTGAATGCAATATCAAATGTCTTAATGGAAAAAAATGTATAGGTGGAGAATGTAAATGCCCTGAAGTAACTGTGTGGTATAGTGCAGATGGTACAAATTATAGTTGTGAAGATAATTCTAAGGGAGATTTTATCCTTTGTGGAGATACATATTATAATAAAAATAATAATAAAGAACATTGTGGTACATGCGATACTAAATGTAGAGATGATCAAAGTTGTGTAAATGGAAAATGTACATGTACTGAATCTAGTTTCACAGATTGTGATGGTAAATGTGTTGATACTTTTGTTGATAAAAATAATTGTGGAACATGTAAAAATGTTTGTCCAGATATACAACAAGAATGTGAAGAAGGTGAGTGTGTATGTCCAGTTAATACTGTATGGTATCGTGCATCAGGTTCGAATACATATTCTTGTGTTACAAATACTGATGGTAGATATGTTAATTTTGATGGAGTATTTTACGATACTCTTAATAGTTCAGAAAGATGTGGACAATCAGGAATTAGATGTAGAACTGATCAACGTTGTGTAAATGGAACATGTGTTTGTATATACCCATCTAAAACTGAATGTAATGGAGCATGTATAGATTTAAATACAGATAATAATAATTGTGGAGGTTGTGAACAAAAAGTTCCTGATAATACAACATGCCAGGGAGGTAAACCGGTTGGTACAGAACCATTTTCATATTGTCCAACTGACCCTTGGCCTTCAACAAATTATACTGTACCAGATACATCAAATGATACAAATAATTGTGGAAGTTGTGGAAATAAATGTGGACCAAATCAAATATGTACAAATGGAAATTGTGTATGTGCAAGTGGTTTTACTTATTGTAAAGAGAGTGATTCTTGTGTAGATTTGACGTCTGATGATAATAATTGTAAAACTTGTGGAAATCAATGTAATACTAGTGCAGGTATGAGATGTGTAACAACACAAAAGCAAGTAGATACAAAAAAGGATGCTGACGGAACAGGTGGTGGAAGTATAATAATAACTACAACTCGTTGTGAATGTCCAAATGGTTCAACTAATATTCAAATGGATCGTAATAATTGTGGTGCATGTGGAGTAAAATGTAGATCTGATCAAGTATGTACTGGTGGTAACTGTGTATGTCCAACTGGAAAAACGGAATGTAATGGAGTATGTGTTGATATACAAACAGATAACAATAATTGTGGAACTTGTGGAACAAAATGTGATCCTATTACTCAAACTTGTATAGGTGGAAAATGTGTTTGTAAAGACGCAACAAAAACAAATTGCGATGGTACATGTGTTGATATACAAACAGATCCTAATAATTGCGGATCTTGCGGAAAAAAAGTACCAACAACATGTACTGGAAATATTAACACAAGATGTGTAGGTGGTGTACCTGTTGTAACTAATTGTATTTCTGAAAGTATTACACCACGTCCTAACCCACATACACCTGATGTTATTCCTCCTAAAAATGCCGTTTGTTCAGACACAAAAACTCCATGTTGTTATCCAAGAGGTACAATAACCAAGATATTATCAAGAACTACAATGGATTCTCCTATGAATACTGAAAATGTTAATATAAAATATAAATGTTGCAATGAAGAAAAATATGCGGGAACTCCATTAAAAATAAATTACTTTTGTACATAAATTTTTAAACTTAAATAAGTTTAAAAAAATAATTTATTAAAAATAAATGGGAAATGATATTTTTAAAGAAAATAGTGAAATTCAAGAAAATATTGAAGAAAAAAAAGGTGAAGAACAACTTGAAGAAGAACAAATTATTCAAAATAATCTGAAAATGTCAGAATTTATAAAAGAAATATTTGATTGTTTTTTAAATAAAAAATCTTTTCAAATTTATGAATCATTAGAAGAAGTTCCTCAATTTGATACAAAACCATACAATTTCTATAAATATCCTACAGAAGTTAGGGAAGATAATACTTTATTATTAAGTAATTATAGTTATAATTTTTCAATGGATATTCTTTGTGCTATTTATTGTAAAAAACCAATAGAAATTAATATATATATTGACAAATATTTTATAACAAGACAGCATATTCCTGCGAATAGTTATTTTATGCCTAGATGTGGTCCTATTCTTATTAGTAATTTAAAATATTGGCCTGTAATAAAAGTTTTAACAAAAGATCCTGGACAAATACAATTAGTTTATGGAGTTTTTTCGAAAGATTTTAAAAAATATGTTAAAAATAATATATTTTATACAAGTTATATAAAAAATAAGGATCAAGTTAATGATTTGGTATATTATAAAGAAAGAATATATTTAAATGAAGAAAGTGAAATTATAAGGAAAGAGAATAAATCTAAAATTATAAAAATACCAGAATTTTATTTAAATACAGAAGAATATAAACAAATTTTGGCAAATAAAGTTTCAGATGAAATTAGAGAGGAACTTGTTGCGGTTGCAATGCATCCAGATAGATTAGAATCATTTTTGTCAGTAGATGAAATTAAAATCTATTTACATAAATAAATTTATAATAATTTTGTTTCTTTAACTGTTTCTCTTAAATATTTTGTGTTTTGTGTACAGTTAAAATTTAGAAATAATCCTGTTGATGATTTTGTATTGTCTTTTACCATAAATTTATTTTTTGATAAATAACATTCTATATTATTTTTAACTCTTAATACATAAAACCAAATATCATCATTAGTTCCACATGTTTTGAAAAAAATATCTTTATTAAAGATTAATTCTTTTGTTTTATGAAAAAATTCTGGTTTATATAAAATACCTCCTTTTCCTGTAGGAAAATTATATATATATTTTTCCTTATTTGTATCATGCGCATAATAATCAAATGTTTCAAGATCATTATTAATCAATTTTGGTGTAAATCCTCTATTTGAAATTAGACATTTATATTTGCAATATTCGTTACAAAAATTTTCTATAAGATGTTCATTATATACTGTATCATCATCAACTGTTATAATTATACAATCTTCATTCCATTTTTCTTTTAACAAAGGTAATAATTTACGATATGGTCCAGTGTTTTCTGTCCAATTTATAATAATTATATCATTTTTATAAAGTAATTCTTTTAATTTTTCGTGAGTAATTTCTTTATTCGAAAATCCCTCATCTTTTAGAAAAGGTTCTACAGATAAATAAACATAAATTTTATCAGGTAATAATTTTTGTTTTAATAATGATATTAAAGTTTCTAATAATATTTCTTGATTTTGAAATATTGAAGTTAAAGATACATAAATAGGAATATTTTTTTCAGATAACATTTTATTTAAAATACTATTATATTTTAAATATATATATATTAAAAATTATTAAAAAATTATGTGCATGATTCACAATCGTCAGGAACTGTATAAAATTTTAAATCATCTTTGTTTACATATTCTTTAATTTTTTGAAAATTTGTGAAAATAATATGAATATCATCTTCAAAATTATTTACTGAATTAATATAATCTTTTTTTATGTCTTGTAACATTTTTAAATGTCTTGAATAATATTCTTCAATAGTTTCATATTTATCTATATTATCTCTATATTGAACACTTAATTGTCCTAGATTAAAACCTAAAAATACAATATCTTCTCTAAAATAACAACAAGGTAAAAATAAAAACTCTAAAGAATTAATATTCAAGTTTTCAAAAAGTTCATTTAAAAGTTCTTTAATTTCGTACCGGTCATAAATATCATTATCGATATTAAATATATCTTTAATATCGTTCAATGATAATTGAAATGAGTAAAATAAATTATGTCCTGAATACATTTAAAAATTATTATAATTAAAATTTAAAAATTCATTTTTAAAAATTTAAAATGTTAAGTAAAATGGAACAAGATTATTCATCTTTAACAAATAAAGAAAAATTGAAACTTTTAAACTTAGAAGCTAATAAAATTAAACACGAAATTAATATATCTAACCTTATTTATAGTTATCATGATTCTGATTGTTATGAAGATTTATTTAGAGATAATATACCAACTCTTCAAGAAAAACTTAATGGAATATTAATAGCTATAAAAAACTTAAAAGAAGAATAATTCTTATATTCTTATACTTTATAAAGTATAAGAATTTAAATATTTTCGTGGGTTACAGTAAAATCGTTGAAATATATGCAAGTATCAACTGGACTTGCATAAATATTGGAGCCTCCTCCAAAGAATGTATCAAAAGTTATTCCTTCTATATTACATTTGTTTTCAGTCCATTTCATTTTATCATATCTAAAATTATTACCATTTATAGTTATAGATAAAACTCCATCTTTATTTGCTTTTCCATTTGTATAAGTATTCATAACTACATCAATATCAATTTTATTCCATTGATTCTTTTTAAATTTCATAACACCTCTCCATAAAGAATCTCCAAATTTTTCATTAGGTACAAAACCAGGTATTTGTGAATAACTTTCGTCTTGATCATCGCTGTTATAAACATATGCTTCACATTCAATTTCACCATCTATCATTGCTTGTTCTTTAAGTTTTTTCATTTCATCCTTACTTGGCATTTCGATCTTTATTTTCTTATTATTTAATTCTTCCATTTCAGCTTTGATATATTGATTTGCAAATGTTCTCCACATAATTCTACAAGAAGCATTATCATTAGAATGTCTACCACCTGATGCACCAGGAGGACCCATATAGATTCCTGGAAGTTTTCCACCAAGTTGAGGATCAAATGTTTTATCAAAATATAATTGATAAGATAATTTTATATTTTTTGCACTTGGAAATGTTGTAACAGGTGAACAATAAATACCTATACCACCTATAGGACTTGCGCTAGGTTTATAACTATTTTTAGGATAAATTACTTTTATTACTTTTTGATTATCAAATGTTGTTATTTCATGTAGATCATTATCTTTTCCATGACCAACTTTTACTATATTCCATGTTGTTGTATCATTTGGAGTAGACATTTTAAGAGTTTTTAATTCTTCTACATTTAATTTTAATATAAAAGGAGTATTAGGAAACACTACGGGATCTTTACGAACTTCATATGGTTTAGGATCTTTTTCTTTTTTATCATCTTTAGAATCATTATCCTTATTTTTTTCTTCTCTCTTTTTCGCTCTTTCTTCGTCTCTTTGTTTGCGTTTTTCTTCTCGTTTTTTCTCTCGTTCTTCTTTTGTTTTTCCCATTTCTTTATTTAATAAAATATTTTTTATTTCTTTTAATAAAAATGTTTTTACAAGAATTTTATGCTACTTATATATTTATAATTATAATTTTATGTATTACCTCTATTGAAGGCTTAAATAAATTTCAAGTTGCTTTAGGTATTGGTATTGCCTTATCTATTTCAATTTTAATATGTCTTGGTTTAAGTAAAGACTCAAAAGCACATTTAAATCCTGCTGTTTCTACTGCAATGTTTATAAAAGGAGATGATTTTAATATAAAGCAATTTCTTATTTTTATAGGATTACAAATTATTGCAGCAGTTTTAGCTTTTTATTCATTTAAATTTTTTCAAACAGATAAATTTAAAGTTTAAATTTTTTAAATAAAATGAATATATTAAATTTTAATAATAATTTAGATTTATTTGATGATGAAGAAGATATTTCAAATGTTTCAAAAATTCATATTAGAATACAACAAAGAAATGGTAAAAAGAGTATAACATCTATAACAGGTTTACCTAATGATTTAGATTTAAAAAAAATTTTAAAAATGTTTAAAAAAACATTAAATTGTAATGGAGCAATTACAGATGATGAAGAATTAGGAAAAATTATACAATTACAGGGTGATCATAGAGTTTTTATACGAAAATTTTTATTAGAAGATAAAATTGCAATTGAAGAAAATATAATTATGCATGGATTTTAATAATTTATTATTTTATTATTTTATTATTTTATTATTTTATAATAATAAAATGATTAATATAAGTATTTTTATCATATCAATATTATCAATTATGCTTGTTATTTATTTAATATACTCTAAATATAATTCCAAATGGCCTTTTAAAAAAGATAATACAAGTAATTCGAGTAATTCAAATAAAGGAATAAAATTATGGACAGAATTTGATACAATTGTAGATCAATGGACCTTCTTAATATTACAACCATCAAGTAATATAAATATTGGTTTTGTTCCGCCATCTTCAGATGGAACTTTTGATATAGTAAAAGAAAGTTATGTATTTGCTAAAAAATTAAATTGTTTTAGAAATTATAATAAAATTTCTGGTGTTTTTGCACTTACAAATGTTATACTTGACACAAATCCAATTCCAGGAAATATATTACCTTTTGATGTATATACATATAATAAAACAAATAAAAAAGTACAACATTATATTATTTCAAGACCTACAAAATTGATAAAAGCAACATCAAGTGAAAGAATATATTCAGTAGATAATATTATTATCAGTGGAGATGATACAACAAATATTCAACAAATACAAGGAAATTTTGTTAGTAATATACCTTCAAAGATAATATTTAATTAATCTATTAATTGTTAAGATAAAAATTTACAGATAGTTATATATTAACATTTTTAGTACTAAAAATATATCACTTTTTATTTTTATAAAAAGTGTCAAAAATTGAATGAACAAACTGGTTCCATCTTATATTTATTTTCAGATCTTTTTATTGTTATTATAGGTATGAAGACATTTTTTTCAAATCTTTTTTTATTAAAAAAATAGAAAAAAATAGAAATTCCAAAAATTTTTGAAAGAAGTTTTTAAAATATAATTTTCTATTTCTTTTTTTTATTTATTTTTTAAAATTTTTGAAAATAATTTTTTGAAAAATATTTTTAAAAACTTTTTAAAAATATTTCGTCCACACACACACAATTTTTGTGTAGATGGAAAAATATTTTGATATTAAATTGAAATCGAGTTTCGATTTCAGTGTTTCAAACAAACCTGTATTTTCAGTATAAAAAATGATGCAAAAAACGCTTGGATTTCAAAATTTTCGAAATCCTAATCGTGAATTTCGAAAATTTTGAAATCCATGATTAGGATTTCGACAATTTTTGAAATCGGCTTTAAAACATGATTATTCTAAATAAAATGTTTTGTGAACATTGTAATACCGAATTTAAAAGTGTTTCTTCTCTTAATAATCATAAGAGAAATGCCAAATATTGTTTAAAATTACAAAATAAGGAAAATAAGGAAAATAAGGAAAATAAGGAAAATGAAAATAAAGAAAGTATAGAAAATAAAGAAGAACATATAGAACATAAATGTACATATTGTAATAAAACATTTTCAGAAAAATATTTAAAAACGCATATTGCTAAATGTATTAATTATTTTGAAACAATTATAGATAGTTTAAAAAAAGAAATAAATATTAAAGAAGAAGAATTTAAAAAAACATTACATGAAAAAGATAATGAAATTATTAGATTAAAAGTAGAAAATTCTTTTTTACAAAATGAACATAATTTATTTATAAATTCGTATCAAGAAGATAGAAATCATATTAAAGAATTAGCTAAAACACCTACAATTATAAATAATTCTCATAATATAAATAATATGTTAATTAATCCTATTATAGAAAATATTCCAAGAATAAAAGAGAAAATTGAACATAATCTAAATATAAATCATATTATAGAAGGACAAAAAGGTATTGCAAATTTTGCAGTTAATAATATTTTGAAAGACGATAGTGGTAATATAACATATATTTGTACTGATCCAAGTAGAGGGTTTTTTAAATTTATGAATGAAAATAATGCAATTGTAAAAGACATACATGCAAAACAATTAACTAGAAATTTATGTAAAGCTGGTTTAGTTGATAAAGCAAATGATATAGCTATTGCTTCATGCACAGATGAAGAAGGAAATATTGATACAGAAAAATTTGCATTGATATCTCCAAAAACTATAGAAATTAGTGAATTGGAAAATAATAATTGTACATTTAAATCAGAATTAACATCTTATACAACTATGAAAAAAACATAAATTTTATATTTTTTAAAATATAAAATTATTTTGTGTATACTACATATCTGTCTTTTATTTTATAAAAATTACAACATTCTTCTTCGCATATAAATGCATGTTTAGAATTTATTTCTTTTGATGTTTGCGAAAATTCTATGTAAGATCTATATAATTGTGTAGGTTTTTTACATTGGCATGGAGCTTTACATAAACAATTATAACTAGAATGTTTTAAAAAATGTTCATTTATTCCTACTTCTTCGCATGTATATGGAAAATGTCTACATGATATATTTTGATTTTTATATTCTTTTACATCTTTTATTTCTATATTTTTTTCTGATAAAATATACATTCCAATATTATAATCATCTTTTGTGAAAAAAACATATGGTAAATTTTTTATATATCCTTTTTGTTTTATATGAGCATTTATATAATTATATAATAATTTGTTTCTAAGATCTTCTGACATTTTATTAAAAAGGTTAATTTATTAAATAATTAATTTATTAAATAATTAATTTTTGAAATTATCTAAATAATCTTTTTGCGATTTTGAAAAATTATACATTTGACTATTTCCTGAAGCTGATATAATATCTGAATCATATACATTAATATTAACGGAAAATCCAGAAGAATTTCCATTTACATTTTTTAAATATTCTATTGCAGAAGTAAAATTAAAGTTTTTACCATATTGATTTTGCAATAAACTTAAACCTGCAATAACACTATTTTTACAAACACCTTTATTAAAATTATAAGGTATATTATTAGTATTAATATCGTTTATAATATCTGAAATATTATATACATTATTTTTATTATAAAATTTTATAAGTTTATCTGCAAAACAATCAACCATTGAAGAAATATACGGTTGTATTGATACCATTATTACTGGATTAATATCATATTTTTCATAATTATTTATAAAATTTTTACTTAATAATTGATTTAAGGTTATTTTTAAATCATCTATAGTCATTTCTTTTTGTTCTGGAGATGATATAAATGTAGATATTTTAGGAAACATAAATATATATAATAATATTATACTTATTCCAATAATTATAGAAACAATTATTATAATTTCAGTATTTTGGTTCATTATTTACTATTTATTATTTTCAATATTTTAAAAACTTTAAAAAGATTATTAAGTAGCACCTATTATAATAACCGCAGCTTGATTTGTATAATCACTATTATAATATGAAATATTACCACCATATGTATAACCATCATCTGATCTATAGGTCGAATAAAATAACTGTATATCACAATAATTTGGTCCATATGGTCCAGCTCCACATGATACAGGCCATGCTCCATTAGAGTAAGAGTGAGTTAAAGAAGTTGCACCAGTATAAATATTTTTTGAGTTAATATATAAATTAATATCTTTATTAAATATATCTCTATTCATAAATAAATAACCTTTACCACATCCCCATTTTGTAGGCCATTTATTTTGTAAGAAATCTCTAATAGCAGCCCTTCCCGATGAGTCTCCTAAGTCAACTAAATAACCAGCTTGTATATTTATATTATCAACTATCTCAACCCCAGGTCCTGGTAAAACAAAAACAGCTTCATTTATAGGAATACCTGAGTTTATCATTTCAATTGCTATTTCAGTAGGAATTATATTATTTACATTACCAAATAATTCTGACATGCTTACAAGAGTTTCGCATTTTTTACCTTTATATGCAGGATTACATGCACAATCCGGATTGTCAGTATTTAAATTTTCATTACCTAAAAAAGAACATATAGGTGTAGCAGTTCCATAGTTTATACATGATCTTCCGTTAGAACAATATCCTACAGGATCTTTATTACATGTTTGTCCTCCTTTTTCATAACATAAAGATGTTGTACAACCTGGTATAGCACCAATATTTTGATTTAAAGTATTTTTATTCCACATTTTTCCATTATCTTTACAAACACATTTACCATCTTTATATGTTGAACCATTACAATATTTATTTGGAGAAATTAAAGTACCTGATTCTTTCTGACATACATCAGAAACATAACTATTACATAATTGATTAACTTTATCAGTTTCACTACAATCTGGCATGTAAGGATAATTACTTTTTTTTGGTTCTGTTAATTTTACAGTTGATTGAGTATCATTATTACTCAAATCTATATTTTGTAATTGATTATTATTGGCTACTAATTGATAATTTCCTATCGTAGGAGTACCATCTGCGGTTTTTTTCGAATCTAGTATTGCTAAACATGTTTTTGTATTTGGATCATAACTTATTTGTTTTGTTTGACTATTTGCTATTCCTATAAAACAATCAGTTGGCGCACATTGAGAATTACTTTCTTCAGTTTTACCAAATATTCTTTGTCCTTGTTTTCCGCAATATAATCCATCATTTTCTTGTGTAATCTTAAAAATAGCTGAATTTAGTGTTCCAAAATTATTTTTAGTTGCACTCATTAAATCATACCAATTACAATTATCATCACTATTACAAGTATCTTTAGATGTATAGCTATTAAAACAATTTTTTGCAATATCTTCAGATGAATCTTGATTTGCATTTTTCACACTACAAAATTCTGTATTTCCATTAGGAATTTGTAAATTAAATGAAGCATATTTATTATCAATTGATGGAGGAATAGCAAATGGTGTATCTAAATAACTACAATTAGGTTTTACTTTACATGTATAAAAATCAGAATGATTATTGTCTATTCCCGAATATTCTTTAATTTTTGAATTAGTTTTCATTTCGGTTTTAATTGTTTGATATGTACTAGAATTTTTTAAAATATTACTCATATGATAACACTCTTCTCCTGTATCACATACTCTATCAATTATTATTGAAGACATTATAATTTGTGAACCTATAGAACCTGTATCAGTAAAATTTATAAAATTTCCGGAATCAATATCTGATAATGTTTTTGCTATTTTTATTTTTGTATTATCAATACGTTTTATATAATATGATGCATTATAAACTATAGGTTGCGGTAATTGTGCATTACTAGTAAAATTAACCTTCATTTTATCAACCCATTGATTATTTCCCACTGTAATAGTTCCATCATCTATATTAAATGCGCTATCTGAAATAGTTTCAGTTATAGTTGTAGATTGATTAAGTGGAGCACATTTAGGAACACAATTACCATCAACACAAACTAAACCAATTCCACAACATTTTACATTACCATCTTTGACACAAAGTTGATTTGGATTACAACATATTTTTTTTTCAGGATCTATAGGATTTTTAACACATGATCCCGAACAACATTCTCCATCTTGACATGTATTACATAATTTATCTGGTTCTAAGCATTTCTGTTCAGTTGGATCATAACAAATTTTTCCACATCTTGAACTTTTATTTTCCGGGCATTTTAGTAAACAACCATATGCTGGAATATAATCATAAGTTTTTAAGTTACAAAAGTATTTTTCCCCTTTTTTAGATGTTATAACTAAAATAATTACAGATATTAAAAATATTATAGAAATTAAAACTAATGGATTTTTTAAATATACTATTAATTTTTGTAATATGTTATTATTATTTAAATTTTTTACCATAATTTATTTATAATAATAAAATATATTTTCATTAATAAAAATGTTTAAGAGTCAAAAAGGAAAAACAGATATTTTTAGTTATATATCTCCTCAAACTATACAAATTATAATTTATGTCTTAATTGCTTTATTTTTTATACTAATAGTTAAAAAAGTAGTTGATGATTTATTTAATAATCCAATAGCACAGGGTTTAGCTGCTGCAATGGGAACTGCTTCAGGGGCTGTCATGACTATTATAAATGGTTGTGCTACACAAACTAGATGTTCTAAAATTACTAATGATGCTGAATGTGAATCCAATGATGATTGTACATATAGTAATTTCAGATGTTTGACTACAGGTCAAAAAGAAGGTTCAGGTGGACCATTCTCAATAGGTTGTGCTTTATATATAGGTATAATTGTATATATATTTTCATTTGCACTTGGTGGAATAACTAAATTTTTTATAGCTATTTTTGGAAGTAAAAGTAATGCAGCAAAACAACTTGCAACATTAGACGATAAAACATATGATGAAGTAACTAAAAATATGGAAGATGATGTTAAAAAAGATTTATCTAAGGTTGAATTTGAATTTAATTCTAAAAATGGTAGAGAAATGACTTTTAAAGAAAAAGCTTATTCAGTTTTTGAAATTGCAAGACGCAGAATGTCTGATGGAATTACAAAGGCTATAAATAAAATAAAAGATGCACAAAAAAGTGCAGAAGAAAAAGCTAAATTTGAAGGATATTTAAAAGAATTAAAAGCAGAACAAGAAAAAATTAGTGAAGGAGTTAACGATAAAGATATAAATGATTCTATTGATAGAGTACCTGAAATACCAAAAGAAATATAAAATATTTTTAAAAGTTATTATTAAAAAATTTTTAATAATAAATAAATAATGATACAAAAAATAAAAAGTGCAACTAATACAAATAATTATAATACTTATAACATTATTATATATGTATTTGTATTAATACTACTTTTGATAGTACTTTATATTATAAAATTAAGATCTAAATATTCTATACAATATGAATGGTGGGATACTTATGATGGTAAGAATTATGATCAATTTTTAAATTTAACAAATATGTTATTAGCAAGAGAAAGTAGATTCTTGTATTTTATAACAAGATTTTTTGGAAGTAATTTATATAATAGTTTGACAGCAGAACAAATAGATTTCTTATTTAATTATGTAATGCCTTTTATATATCTCAAATTAGGTAATACGACACAAGGTTTTGTTTTACCTAGACATTTGACAAGAGATATAAAATTTAAAAATGGAGATAATTTAAAATTTGAGCAATGGAGGGGTAAAAATTCTGATAAAATTAGAACTACAGATACTGTTCTTGTATACGATAGCGATGGAAATCCGCAAAATAATGGAGTATATCCAGGACCAACAGATACTACAGGATGGAAATTTAAATTCAATGAATGGGGTATACCTAAAGATAAATGGACAATTGATGAAAATCATATGCAAATACCTAATTTAGACGATACAATCTTAAAATCATGGTTTGATACAGATGAACATGCAGACAATTTTTTAGCCATGTATGGAATTTTACCTGATAGCCCATTATGTATCAGTTTTATTAACGGTTATTATAATTCAGGATCATTAAAATTAGATACTCAATCTTTTAAAAAATTAGTTGGAGGTAGTTCTGGAAGTACAGAAGGAGGATGGATTGGATATTTACAAGGTTTAGGAAGTAATGAATATGATAGATATGCTAATTTTATGTTAAGTTCATATAATTATAAAGATACACCTCCTAAGCCTTCAAATAGTTGTAATTCAGGATCTCCAGGTCAATGGGGTTCTGCTCTAGGATCAGCTGCAGGAATCGCAGCGATGGCACTTTTTCCAGGTGTAGGACAGATAGCAGCTGGAATTCTTATATTTACAGGTCTTGTAGTAGGAGTTTCAGAACTACCTCCATTGAATCAAAAATGTTAATCTGTTAAAATATTTACTAAATAATTTATTTTATTAACAATTTCAATATTTATTGTTTTATTATCATAATGTTCTTTTAAAATTTCTATGTATTTGAAATATTCTTTTTTAAGAAATCTTGTGTTTTGATATTTTTGATAGTTAAGTGCTATTTTTTCTTTAATTTTTTCTAAATCATTTTCTATATCTTCTATTTTTCCACCTTTTTCTAAAGTTTCACTCTCTAGATTGAAATATTTTTTAAATTCGGAAATTATATTATTAAAAGAATAATTTTCTGGTTCATTATTTTCAATTTTTCTCATACAATTTGCTATTCCATTATCTATATCTATATCTTCTATAAATAGAATACTTAAAGGTTTTGTTTCTTTCAATTCTAAAGTATCTCTAGAATGATTACCTGCAACTGTTATTCTCCCCGAAATATAATCAAAATTAGTTTTGCATATTGAACATGTCATATTATCACAACCGAAACTTTTAACAACTGGTAATTTGCATTTAGGACATTTTACAAATGATTCTAAAAGTTTTAAACTATCTAAATCTTCTTGTTTACATGTATGACTTTCTATTTCTTTAACTTTCACTTCGCATTTTTTACAAAATTGTGTAAAACATGTTAGACATTTAAAATCAACATCTAATAAACCTGAATAACATAAAGGATTTAAACATTTTCTATTATTTCTACGTTTTAAATCTTTGATATGTTCTTGATTTTGCTTATCTATTCTTTTTAATTTAGAATGTAAAGCTTTTTCAATTATAAATGATATTGAAATTGGAAATTCTTTTTTAATATATTCTGTTCTTTCTTTTCTAATCTTTTCAATCATTATTTTTTGATTAGTTTCCGCTAAAATATCTTCTAAATTATCATTTTTAAGATGGTTTATATATAAATGATAATATTTTTTTAATACATCTTTATTATTTAATTTTTTAATTTCATCTTGTAAATATTCACCATCTTTACAAGATGTTGATGGACATTTAGGTATATTCTTATTATTTCTATGATGAAATTCTATATAAGATTCGCAACATTCAGGACAAACTTCAGAGTTACAGCTTCTAAAATTAGAACATTTAATACTAATATCTGTAATAGGAGAATAACAAATAATACAGTTTTTTTCCATTTGTTAAATTACAATTAAATAGTTAAAATACAAAATCAAATTTTTTTTTTAAATAAATTATAAATTAGTAAATAAAAAATATGAAAAAAAATGTATTTTTAATTATTTTATTTATAATTATAATATTATTATCACTATTTCTAATTTACTTATACTTAAAACCAAAAAAATCTAAAGCTACAACTACAAAAACACCTAAAATACCAGATTTTCCTATATTTCCAATTGTTAATACACCGCCTTTTCCATTAAATGCTCCTTTATGGTATAGCAATAAAAATACATCAGGAATATATAATTATCCTGAAGAATATTACAGTAATAAACCTTTATATTCAGGTTCAAAGAATACCCAAGACATGACAATTGGTATAGGATTTTCTGGTGGAGGTATAAGAGCTGCATGTTCAACATGGGGTATTTTACAAGCTCTAAATAGTTATCAAATAAACGGGAAATCTTTATTAAATAGAGATTATATAAGTTATATGTCATCAAATTCAGGATCTACATGGGCTCTTTTGTCTACTTTATATCAACCAATCGATGGATCTCCATATACAATTGACCAAATTTTGGGTCAATATAAAATCCCATCAGATCTTGATTATACAACTAAGGGAATAAGTCCAAGTTTTATATATACTGCTGTAAACAATGAATTTGATTTTAATCTAACTGGAAATTGGTGGATTAAATCTGTAGCAAATTCATTTTTTAAACCTTATGGTTTATATGATGAAAATACAAAAGGAATTGTTGGATTTGATAAAAATAGTATTTCAACTTATTTGTCAAAATTAGGTTCTAAATATAGAGGAATAATTTTAAGAGATAATATGCCAATTCCGATAGCAATATCTACAGTTGCAAATAAAATAAGTAGTGGATATACATATATACCAATAGATTCATCTCCTATTAGTTCTGGTTTTATAGTAAGTAAAAAGGTAAGTGAACCTCCTCAACAAAATCCAGCTTTACAAACATTTGGTGGAAGAGTTTCAACATTTGCATTTAATACTAATTATGCAAAAATTATTGGCACTAGTACAGGACCACCAAATAATAGTATTGAAAGATTTACAGAAAATAATTTTACACCAATGAACACAACAAATACATCTATAGTATTTAATGACACAACATGGGAGCCTGCTATTATTTCTGGAACATCAAGTTTTGCACCTGGTCCTGAATTATTACCTATAGATATTCCTACAATTAAAATTCCAATATTAGATAAAGATATTAATATATCTTTATTAGAAGATTTTGTTATTCAAACGGAGTATACAACACCAATTAATTCTAATGCTAAAATAATAGATGGATATCTATTTGATGATACAAGTCTAATATCTTTATTAGTTAGAAAAACACAAAGAATAGTTATTATATCAGATATTGTTTTTACAGATATTGAAGAAAATTCTGATAATAATATAGGAGACTATGTTATGATTATAAACGGGGATTATCAAAATAATTTTGGAAAAATATCTGCTGTTAATGATCGTGATATAGTGGTAAAATTAATTGGTAAAAATAATAACACAATACCTTTTGACAAACAAACAATAAATAATAATATTAAAAAAATAGATATAAGTAATATAAAAAATTCATTCACAGGTAGTTTTAATGGAGGTATTCAATTACTTGATAATACATTTTTAGGTTTATGTGGTACAACCTATCAAGGAGTATCTAATGTAGCAGATGCATATACGATAACTATGAATGGTATGATACAAAATTACGCAAATACAGGAATATTTTATTTCCAAGGACTTTATAATACAATACCAAATGATTATACAGATATAATAAAATATGAAGTTGAAATATTATGGTATTGTTTATCTCCATGTCCTAATTTTTCAGCTTCTTTATCTGAAACTAATCAAAAAATATTAAATAATATTTTTAGAATGCCAAATATATGCACTCTTGGTCCTATTTATAACGATTGTAATCCTACAAATACTAGAAATATTGATGGTGTAGTAGAAAATTTTTATCAAAATTGTAATTTTGAATGTCTATTTCAACCTTTAGATATTATAATAAATTCAAAAAATATTCAAAAAATAACAGATGCTCAGGCTCTGGGAATTTCAAGTTTATCAGCATGGGTAACAAATCAAATAATTATTCCTTTTATTAATGGAACATATGGTATTTCTATACCTCAACCTTTTCCTATTCCTACATTTACTAAAACAATTATACCTACTCCTGGACCTAAACCAGCTATTCCTGAAGATAAATTAACCGAATTTTTAAAATTTATTATAAGACCAATTAACAATGAGTTTATATCAAATATTGCAAATACAACTGTAAATATAAATGATACTATTGATAAAATTATTAAGAAACTACCGAGTGGCGATGATCTACGTACAAATTTAGAAAATATAAAATCTAATTTAAAAGAACCATTTGGATGGCAAGGTACATGTGTTATTGGATACCTGCAGGTTGCTAAATGTCTTGTTAAATTAGGAGATATTTTTATTAAGTTATTTGATATAGATACGGATAATTTAAATCTTATTTATGAAAGAGATCATATAACATTAGATATGTCTTTTAATTGTGATATAGTTTTAAAAAATTTTATAATAGATGTATTTCTAAGTTTAACTTATAATTGTAGCGATATAAAATCTCAAGATCCTACAAGTGTTCTTAATTTGCAAGATATTATTGCAAATATTTCAGGAAGTATGAAGATTGAAAATATAAAAATTTCTTATGTAAATAATAATTATAATTTAGATTTTACAAATGCTCAATATAATTATTATAAAAGTGATATTAGTACAGATAATTTATTAGATGTGTTAATTGATACTTTAAAACAATTTTTAAATAACCAATCTGCGATAGGAATAATTGCTCTTATAGCATTTCCTGTTACAGCAGTTATTTTGGGATCATTAAAATATGTTGCAGAACTTATGAGTACATTAATTAATCAAAGTGTTTATAACTTAATAAAAAGCAATGAACCACTATTGAACAAATTAATTCAACAATTAGGAAATTTTAATTCTCCGTTTCCTTGCGATTTATGTAAAATTAGTTGTCCTGATGGATCAGAAAAATGTGTTTGTCAAAATGGAGGTAATTTTATTACAAATAAAGGACTTTGCGAATGTATTAATGGATGGTATGGAGACAGATGTACACAATGCTTACCTAATTACGATAATAGCGATAATACATGTAGTAAATGTTTAAATGCTTATACAGGTGATGATTGCTCTATATGTCCTTCAAATTATGATAATAGTGACGGAAAATGTAGTAAATGTTTAAATAATTGGTCTGGAGATAAATGTAATGTATGTCCTTTAAATTATGATAGTACAGATGGATTATGTGTAAAATGTGCAAATGGATGGGTTGGAGATAAATGTGATATATGTCCACCTACATATGACAATACAAATGGAAAATGTAATACATGTTTAAATGCATGGTCAGGTGATAAATGTAATATTTGTGATCCTGTACATTTTGATAATAAAGATAATACATGTAGTAATTGTATAAATGGATGGTATACAGATTATAATTCACCTATAATAAATCCACATAATTTATGTAATGTTTGTTCTATATATTATGATAATAAAGATGGTACATGTAGTAAATGTAAACCAGGATTTACTGGAACTAACTGTACAACTTGTAGTCCTATTATTCCTATTCAACAATTGAATGTTATAAATAATAATACTACTTGGATTGTTGATTTTGGTACATATTATCCCAAAGTATTTGGTGTTAAATCTAAATGTCCACAATTTGGTCCAGGATTTACAACTTTACCACCAAATCCACTTGCAGGAACTTGCACATTAGAGGATTCAGATGGAAATATTGTTCTAAAATATTATAATTCTCCTAATGGTATACTTGTTTATAATAATATTATAAATACAGGTAAATGGGTTCCTGAAAATACTAATAGGTTAAATACTGATCGTCAACTTAATAAACCATATATAATAAGTTCTCCTACTCTTTTACAGTACAACAAATACGAACCAAATGTATATGCTTCAGAACAAAATTATTCTTATGTTCGTATTTATCCACAAGTTTGTGATCCAAAATATGTACATTCTTAAAATTTTATTAATTTATTAAAATTATTTTAATAAATAAATGAATAATAAATTATTTTTAACTTCAATATGTTTTTTATTTTTATCTTTTATGTTTTACATATATTTATTAAATAGACATGAAATGTTTAGTACATTTTTAGTTTCTATGGAAAAAGATAAAGATAGAAGAGAAAATATTTTAAAAAATATTGATGTAGATGATATCTACGCAGTTAATGGTCATGCATTAAATTTAGAAAAATTAATTGAACAAGGTATTATTGAAAATAAAAAATTAAAAAAAGGAGAAGTTGGATGTTATTTGAGTCATGTACATTATTTTAAAAAAGCTTTAAATAGCGAAATTCCTATTTTGGTAATAGAAGATGATATAAAAATAAATAAAGATATTTTAAAAAAGATAGATACAGTATTAAAAAAAGCTCCTTCTGATTATGAAATATTACATATAGGGTTTAGTTATCATGAAAGTTTTGATATAGATTATAAAGTAGAAAGAGCTAAATTAGTATATGGAACACATGCATATATTATAAATCCAAAAAATATTGATGAAAATAAAGTTAATAATCTGTTTCCTTTAAAAGAACCAATTGATATGACTTTACCAAAAATTTTTAAATCTTACATAGTTTGGCCAAGAATTATCGAACTTGATACTAAATATTCAAATATATCAAATACAAATACAAAATAAACTACCAATCATAAAAATTTTCTAAATATTTTATTGAATCAATATCTAAATGTCTTGGTTTTACAAACATAAATTCAAAAAGTTGAAAATTTATAAACATTGTTTTTTTATATATTGAATCAACTGTTAAATTATAATATTCTAAATATTTGTTTTGAGCATTTTCAAACGTATATTCTTTATAACCTTCATCATTAATTATTTTTAACATTTTACATTCACAATTTTTAATAAAATCGATCTTAGTTTCTGAAACATAATTAAATATTTCATTTTTTATTAAAATATTTAAACCTATTTTATCTACTGCAAAACAATAACTTTGAATATGTTTTTCTATTTCATAATTTTTGGTACATCCAACAATTTTGACTTCGTTATTTAAATGAGTAGTAAATAAATCAGTCCAATAAATATTTTTTGTATAACGAGGAAGTATAGGTCCAATTACACTATTATTTAAAAAAATATAATTTTTATAATTCATAGAATTATGAATATTTGTAAGAAAAAAATTCCATGCTCCAAAATCATAATTTTTATTTTCTCTTTCAATAAAATTTACATTTTCTACGTTGACAATTTTTAAAGTTTCTTTATTTAATATATTTTCTGAATTTTCTTTTTTATAATATTCTCTTTTTTCTCTTTTTTTATCTCTTGCACTTGTAATTTTATTTATTTTTTTATTTATAATTATATTACTATCTAAATCTAAATGAAATTTTCCATTACATATAAAATAATAATCAACATTTTCTGTATCAACTATACCATTTTCTAGAAAAAATTCTGCATTTCTTCTAGAATATACATCAATATCACAATATGCATAAATAACAACAGTTTTCATTTTAATTCAAAATTTCATCCTTTAAAGTCTTTTAAAATTTTGTCCTGTTCTTTTGAAAAAAATGGTTTATTATTTTTAAACGAAATTTCTTTTATTTCAAAAATATTTGAATTTCTTTTAATATATTTAACTATACTTGTTTTATCAATATTAGGTAATTTATTTAAAAGATATTCTATACCAGCAAGTTGTTGGTCAGTTAATAATTGATTTTTATTAATTTGTTTTTTAAGTAGATCATTATATATATTAAATGGATCTGTATTTATAATTTCGTAAAGTTCATATACTGAATATAATTGCAATAATTCTTTCAAAAAATTATTAGAAACAAAAATAAAATTTTTGTGTAAAAGTGAGATATCGTAATTAGATAATTTATATTTTCTACTTATTCTATTAACTATAAATGTAAAAATATGATCTTTAACATCTTGTAATATTAATTTTTCATTATCATTTAATAATTTTGTTTGTAGTTTGTTAAGATTATTTAATTCTTTTATATTATTATCTCTTTTATCACTAAATTTTACATTTTTTAAAATAAAATATAGAATAATTCCTGATAAAATTACAATAAGTATTATAAAAATTATTTTATTCATTTATTAATAACAATTTTTAAAAATAAAATTGAAATTTATATTTTAATTAAATATTAATATTCAATGTATTCAATAAATATTGAAAACTATTCAGATAAATCATTTGTAGTAAGAGGGAAGGATACTATTAAATTTAAAGATACTCTAAAAGAATTTGGAGGTAAATGGAATTCTATGTTAAAAAATGGAGGAGGATGGATTTTTAGCAATTCTCACAAAGAAAAAATAGAAAAATTTATAAATATTATTAACTATAAAAACAAAGAAGATAAAGTTGATAAAGAATCTGACGAAGAAATATATATATCAGAACTTGATAATAATACATTTATAGTTAAGGGTAATACAAAAATATATAAGGAAAAATTTAAAGATTTAGGAGGTAAATGGAATGTAAAAGAAAAGGGATGGATATTTAATAATGAAAATTTAAAAGATGTTGATAATATTATAGATGAATATGAAGAAATTATGAGTGTTAATTTATAAATTATATTTAAAATAATTAAATATAATTACTTGTAATTATTTAAAATAATATATTCTTTTTCAGAAAAACAATCATTATTTTTACAATCTGAAAAATTACTACTAATATTTTTCTTAACATAGTCAATTATAGATTCTAAATCAGAATTAGATATTCTATCCCTTAAAATTTTAATAGCTTTTAATTGTTTTTCATTAAAACAATAATATATAGTTGGATCTTTTTTATAAATTTTATCATATAAATTTTCAAAATTTTCAAAAACATCAAAATACCCTTTTTCTATATCTATATGTTTTAATATTTTATTTAGAATACATGTTGTAATACTCTCAAAATTAGATTTTAATTTTGGATTATCTTTTATGGCTTGAAATGTATATTTTTCTAAAATAATATCATTTATTTTTCTTTTCAAATCATTATATAATTTGTTTTTTTCTTTCATTTCTTCTTCATGTTTAGTATTTTTTATATTTTCTAATTTTACAATATTTGTTTTATCATTACTTTTATTTGTTCTATGATACCATAACCATATAGAACTACCAATAATAATAATGAAAAATACAAATATAATAATTATATTATTATTAATCATTTATTTATAATAATAAAAAAAAAATAGATCATTTAAAAATATATTTTGTTATTGTAACTACAATAGCACAAAGTATTCCTCCCCAAACGGAGTCAATTATTGCTAAATCTAAAGGATATTTTGATAATATAGCAAGATTTGTAAAATCAAAAATACCGTATGAAATAAATCCAAATAAAAATCCATACAATATAGAAGTTTGTATCCAATTATTATTATCTATTTTTGGATAGACAAATATAAATAATCCAATTGGTATTAGAATATAAGTAATAAATGCATATAATGTTCTAATTTGTAGAGGAGACCCTTGAATATTTTGTACTGTTTTTTCCCATCTATTTTTAAATAATAAACTAATAACTGGTATATCTATTAAAAGAACTAGGATAAATAATACTATAAAAATTTTTAATTTATCTAACATTTATTTTTCTAAAGAAATTAAATTGGAATATTTTTATTTTTATAACATGACGGATCATGTCCTAAAAATTTATTACCTTCTTTATAATAAAATTTTGTATTACACATTAGACATTTATATGAATTGCAATATTTTTCACATTCTTCCTTTATTATCACACTATTTATACAATTTATACATAATACATATTCTAAATCAATTTTTGCCATATTTCTATTTTTTATTTTATTTTTTAAATTTTTATTTTTTAATTTTTTATTTTTTATTTAATAAATGCCAAAAAAGATCGGTGACAAAAAAATGAACATGACTATGATATTAATAATAGTTGTAATAATATTATTATTTATAGGAGTTTTTATATATTTTTACAATAAAAATAAACAAAATTTTGAGAATAGAGAAGCTAAAAATTTAGAACTTATACTAAGAAGAAAGGGTTGGATAGAAGATAATTCTAAAAAATTTAGAGCCGTAACAGTTTCACCTGAAAGTACTCTAACACCTTTGATACCAAGTAAACAAGCTCCTGATTTTCAATGTCCTGAAGGAGTATGTCCAGGTTTAGGTAAGGGATTTTATTTAGGTAAAGTAAATATGGAAGATCCTAATCAATTACTTGAAGGTTCTGATATTTTTAAAAATGTTACTTTTCTAAAAGGTTGTGAAAAATATAGAAAAGGTGGTAAAAATACTAAGTCTGTTATAAATACAGATAATACAGAAAGTCTTATAGCAAGTATAAGTAGTGAAAATAATTTACAAGGAAATTTTGCATTAAAAGCAGTATCTGTAAAACCAACTATTTATTTTAATACAAAATATGATTCTACAAAACATAAAAATATTACTACTTCAAGACTAGTTTTATCTAATGAAAGTGGTACAATAACTTTTGAAAATAATGATAATTGTAGAAGAGATAATTTACATCCGGAATTTTTAGAAGATTTTAATAAATTACCAGTTAAAATTAGAAATCCTGAAAATCCTTCTGCATGGCAAGAATTTTATGCTTTTCTAGATAAATGGGGTTCACATGTAATGACCCAAATTACTTTTGGAAGTAAATTAGAACATTGGGAAAGTCATTTAGATGAAGGTTCACTAGATATTAAAAAATTAGAAGCAAAGGCTTGTCTTGAAATTGAAGGTCCTGAACCTATAGCAAAATCAATAACTTCAAGTTTATGTAGTAAATATGATAAGAGTAAGAGAGAAGAAGCATCAAGTATTAAAACAAATAATAATACTGTAATATTAGGTGGTACAGATGAAACCCGTAATAAATTACTTCTTGATGGTTTAACTGATGAAAATATTAAGAAATTTATTGAAAGTTCACCTATGAGTAATCAAGCTATCGGTTATCATTTTACACCTATTTGGGAAATTTACCAACAAGTAGCAATAACAAAAGGATGTATAAATGATATTGATAGTGGTTTAAAGAGTTCTAAAAATTGTGAAGATCTTCAAAGATGTCTAAATTTAGAAGCTGCATATGCTTATGATAGTGTAAATTGTGAACATCTAAAAACTTCAAATGGTATTTCATATCAAATTTTTAAAGCAAATGATCCAGAATCAATTATAAAAACATATGAATGTTCTGCTGCTAAAGAAGGTTGTAGTCATACATCAACTGATTGTCACCTTAAATTTGGAGGTTGTAGAGCATATGGACCTAGCGCGTTCGAAAAGGGGGATGAATATGGTTCAGAATCAGGTAAATTTAGAACAAAAGTAAGAGGAAATGCACAAGGAGGAGCAAGTGAGGGAATAAATAATTCATGTAAATTCTCTGGAGCACAATGTAAATGTGATAAAATGTGGTCTGGTGGTTTACCAGCACGTACTTTATGGAATCAAGGTAGATCTTAAATTATATTAAAATTTAATATAATTTATAAAAATTTTAAAATTATTCCATCTCCTCTTTTTATGTTATTATTAATTTTCAAAGGTGGTAATTTAAAAATATTATAAGAATCACTTTTATATTCTCTTATATTGTATAATATATATTCGGTTGGGTAATCATTTATATTTTTTAAAATATAATAAATTTTTTGTGGGTTAAATCCTAATATTTCACAATTTTGACCATGTGTAAAATTTTGATTTTGTAAAATTATATCTGTATTTTTTGGAATATATTTAATAATGTCTTCTAAATCAGGTGTAAAATATTTTCCTGTTATTTTTATTATAATATCATAATTATTAAAATCATTCTTAAAATATTCTAATGCATTTAATATACTATAATTTTCTATAAAAGAAGGCTCTTTTTCTACAAAATCAATATTTTGTTTAAAAGTAAATTCTTTTAATCGTGGATGTATTATACCTAATTGTGAACCAGATGAATTAACAATAAAAATATCAAAATTTGTGTTATTTAACCATTGATTAGTAATATATGTATATAATTTTTTTCTATCATTTTTGACATACATTGTCAATAAAATACAACAATTTATATTACTTTTTACATTTTTGTTTATAAAATTAATTTTTTTATTAGATAATTTTTCCTTTTCATAATTATCTTTATTCAAATTAAAATTTTGTTCAAATTGTTTTGTTGAATAATCAAAATTATTATAAATAATAATATAAATTATTATAAGAATTAATAGTAAAATAAAAAAAATTTCATAAAGCATTATTTATTAAAATAAATAAAATTGATTAATTTTAATATTATTTTTAATTTTAATAAAATGTTAAATATAGTTAATATATATTTATGTTTAAAAGATAAAAATAATAATAGTTTTAAATGTAAAAGTTTTGAGAATTTTAATAAAGCAAATCAGTATTTTAGAGAAAATCATAAAATTAATGAGATTGAATATTCTACTATGATACCAATTTGTATTTTTACACCTTTTAAAAATTTTTTATTACAATATAGATTATCAAAAATTTTTAGTAAAGTCATAATTGAAGATTAAATATTTAATTTTTTTAAATATTTAATAATCTTTCCAATCAGGATAATTACCTGAAAAACATAAAATTGAATTCTGTAATTTTTGATCATTATTATTCTCTTTAAAATCAGATAATGTACAAATATTTCCTATGTTAACTTTATATGTAGTATTATGTTTTAAAAAACTATGAATAATATTTGCTTGTTTACTTACTACGAATATTAGTAGGTATGGTGTCATTATAACACTTAAAATATCATAAAAAAATAATATTATAATATACCTAAAATATTCTAAAAATTCATTTCTTATATCCAATTTATGAGCATTACTTTGCCAATATCCTGGATCATAACATGTTTCTTTTATAATGTCTGACATTACCTTATTTGGATTAAAAACACTATTTTCAGGTTCGTAAATAAAACTTTTACATATTGCAGATATAGTTCCGCATAAACCAGCATAAAATATTAAAGAACGATTAAGAAATGTTACATAAAGAAGTATATTTTCGTCTAAAACTGATAATAATAGAAAAAAAACAATAAATCCTCCAGATAAAAATAATATAAATTTTGCTATATTTTCGATAAATAATGAAGGAAATTGTTTAGTATATTCTATAGAATGTTTTAATGATCTATTTACCCTATTATTAAAATGATGTTCTAATTCGTTATATTGTCTCATTTTCCATTTAAAATACAATGTATATCTACGAGGGCCTAATACTTTTTTATTTATATATAATTCATCTATATTAAGAAAAATAAAAGAAATAATATTATAGATTAAAATAAAAGGACTTAATATTAAATTAAAAATTCCTAAATAAATTATTCTTTTTTTAATACTCGAAATATCTTTATTATATATTGTTTCAGAATTTAGACCATAAAATAAATTTATTTCCATTTGCTTTGTAAAATAAATATTTGGGATTTTAAATAAATCTTTTTGCATTATCGCTATAAAATAATTTTCATCTCTCATAATATTATTTACAATTATATCAACTGGTATATTTTTATGTTGAGATATTCTATAAACTATATCTGACCAAGTTTTTGATGAAAGTTCAGTTCTTGATATATTTAATACACTTACATAATAACAATCTATGTCATAAAAATCTTTACATAAAGGATAAAAAAGTAAAATTTTATATAATGTAAAAGTGAATATTCCACTAGTAAATAATAATATCATAATTTGAAAAAAATTATTATCATTAAAATTTTCAATCGAAATATATTTCATAATATCTCCACAATCATTTATAGTCTCAATTGTATTCCCACATTTTAGAATATTTCCCCAGTCAAAAAATACAAATACGTTTAACATAAAAATTCCAAAAAATAATAAGGAAAATATATCTAATATTTTTGTTGTTATTATATTATAAATACCTCCTTTAAGATAATAATAATAGATATTTTTAAAAAATTTGTTTAAGTCTTCATTTTTTTTATGATAATTTTCTTCTGACAATTCTTGAAAAAAAAATTCATCCATTTTATTATCATTTTTTAAATTTTAAATATTATTTAACAGAAAGTATATATATTATATAAAATATGAAAAGAAAATTTGATTCTGAAAATGCAGATAACGAAAATAATATAAATAATACAAATAAAAAAGTAAAATTAGAAGATATTTCAAAAAAAAGAAAATTTGAAGAAGTATCTTTTAGCACTAATAAAAAACAAAAATTTCAAAGTTATGAAGACAAATGTATTCAAACTGAAATAGATATTGAAAAAATACAATTATATAATGAAAATAATATTTTAAAAGAAATGTTAAATAATTTATATAATGAATATCAAGAACTTAAAAATGATTATGAATTAAGATTAAGAAAACAGGAATATTTTCAGAATGTTTTTTAATTTTATAAATAGTTTTATAAAATTAAAAAAAATGCTCCTACCGAGAATCGAACTCGGGACGTGGGCTCATAAGACCCATGTTATACCACTTAACTATAGGAGCTCGAACTGTGTACATTTTATAAAATTAAATATTTTTTATTTTTTATAATTGCTGTTAGTACACAAACTAAGTACATTTTAAAATTTCAAAATAATTTTTTTTAAAAAATTGCTGTTAGTACTTAATTTTAAGTTTGTTGTCTTTAAATATCATTTATTTTTTCCAAACTGTGTAAAATTCTTTTGCGGAATCTGGAAATTTTTCTAAGCATATTTCTAAAGTACATTCTTTTGTATAAACTTTTTTAAATCCTTTTTCTTTTAATAAATTTTCTACATAATTTTTATGTTCAATATTATCATAATCATTTTCAAGAATTAATGTACGTATATTATTTAAAATACTTGGTCTATCATTTAGAATATAATATAATGCTCCTTCACAATCAGCCACTATAGTATCAAATCTTATTTTATATTTTTCTTCTAACTCTTCAAAAGTAATTGTGTCAACTTCATTATATCCTTCTAATAAAACATCTGAAGGTATTGTATCCCAATCTCTTTGAATTAATTTTCTATAAGATAAAGCTTTATTTTCTATATTAACAAATAAATTATTAGTATCACAATTATATCTCAAACAATTACATATTATTTTTGAAGGTTCTAAAGTTACAAAATTATTAATATCATCAATTATAGTAGCTATTGTAATAGTATTTCTACCAATATTAGACCCTAATTCTAAAACTTTTGCATTTTTATCTAAAAATTTTAAAGTCATTAATTGTTCTTCATATTCCTCATCAAATGTTCCATTATATAATTTTAATTTTTGGTTTAAACTTTTTAATTGTTCTTCTTCTGGATAAAAATATTTTCCGTATGCATTCCACCATTTTCGAATATCTAAAATATCATAAATATAATCATTATGTACAGTAATTTTTTCTCCAGTAGGATAAATATGTTTATTGCCATTATTATCAATTGCCAAAATATGTTTTAAAACTCCAGGACATGGATCTGTAACAAATAATCTAAATCTCATTTCATCATTAGTTGCACGTAAATTATAAATATCATTTATTTTAAATCTTTCTTCCATATCACTAGTTATATCACTATATTCTCCATTAATTCCATAATAAAACTTCATTTTTGTATAAAAAATAGAAATCTTTAAATTTTTCTTTAATTAATTATTCTTTTAATATCTTTTAACTTAATAGCAATTATACCTTTAATATTATCCTCACTTTTATCTAAAATTATATTATCTTTAAAATATTCTAAAATATTATTTTCATTTCCATAAATAATACAGTATGTTTTATTATTTCTATTATCTGTATTTATATTTTCATCTTTTACTTCCTTATTTTTTTTTAGATTATTAATATTTATAGCCCATAAATTAACATTTTTATTTTTAAAACTGAAGTTATGAAAATTATAATTAATATTTTTTTCTACAATATTTAATCCAAGCTCTTCTCCTATACATCTTTTTAAAGTAGTAATATATGTTTCATTGTATTTTGCAGTTTCAGATGTACCAAATTGGATATCAATCTTATTTTGATTATTTTTATAAAATACACATAAGATATAATCTTCGTCGTTTATTACTTTCATTTCTAATATTTTTTTAAAAACAGGAAATTGTAAATTATATTTAGACCAATGTTCTTTAAAAGTTTTTAAATTTTCTTTTATTTTACCAAAATTTTCATAATCATTGATATTTGTAAAAAAAGTATTAATATCTTGTTTATTAAAAAATTTTACATAAGAAGTTAACTTATTCATATATTTTTTATTAAAAGAATTTTAATTTTTTCAATTTTTAATTTATTATTTTAAAGAATAAATAGATAATTTAAAAATGGGTGCTTCAAATAGCAAAATAGATAATATTGATATTGTTATAAATTTATTAGAACGTGTAAAAGATAATAATCTTTTATCTGCACAAAAATATAGAAAAGAAATAATTGATAATACTATTAATTTTGAAGAATTAAAAAATCATTTTAAAGAAGATTTTGATGAATTATATAATATACTTTATACAATAGTGCAAAAAGAACCCACAGATCTTAATATTCAAATGATTAAAGAACTTTCTTCAATCGGAAGCTTAGAATTTAAAAATATTGATAATAATTCTAACGATAATGTGAATATTATAAAAAAACAAAAATATAAGAAGGGTGAAATAGTAAGATTTATAAATAAAAATGATAAATGGGAATATGCTGAAATTTTTAAATATAATTATGATTCTACTTATGATTTAAGAAATCCAATAACTTTAAAATTAATTAATAATATATGTGAGAATGATTTAACAGTTGATTTAATTGAAATACAAAATTACAAAGATAATGATGATATTAGTTTTTATTTAGATGACAAATATAATGTTGGAAAAATTATAAAATATAATGGAGAAGGTAATTATGAAATAAAAAGACAGGATTCTGATGTTAAAATAAACATACATGAAACTAAAATAAAATCTTTACAAATATCTAAAAAAGAAGAAAATACAGATATTTTTACAGATATTTTTAATACATTTACCAAAGGAATTGTAGAAAAAATAAATGAATATAAACCAGAGATTAAAAATTTAATAGACTCAGGAATAAATTATTTGAATGAAAATAATGATTATGCTAATCTAAATGATTTAATAAAAGCAATAGAAAATTGTAAAGGATTATTTTTAAAAAATTTTATCAATACGATAAATAAAGATTATATTAGTTATTATAATAATCCAACTTTAGATGAAGTTTATAATAATTTTGAAAAAAATATGGAACTCAGTAATACAAATTCAATTAAATATGATAATATAAGAAATATTACACATACTGAAAATTTATTAAAATTTAAGTCTGAATTATTTTCTAGTTATGATGATATTGTATATGATATTAAATTTGATTTTGGAGAAGGATTTAAAAGTTTTTTTGATGTATTTGAATATATAGAATTATATAATTTGAATAATTTAGAACCTGAAATTAAAGAACAACGTTTATCATATAAAATTACAAATAGTAATCTATTACTTTTTTATATGTCTGATAATTTAAAAATAAAAATATTAGATAACAAAAAATTATTAAGAATTAAATATAAAGGATTCTATATAAAATCTGATGTAAAAAATAAATTCAAGGAATATTGTAAATTAATAATAGATTTTGACAATAAATTATATTTTAAAAGTGATGGTTCTATTTTAGAAAATATTTTTTAAAATTTGTCTATAATTAGTTTTAAATCCTTAATATCAGGAAAACTTCCTATACCTGAAAATTTAATAACGTCACTTTTTCCCTTATTTAATACTTTATTTTGATCTTTTATTTCAGCTAATATTATATCATTATCTTTTTTAATGTTCATACCTTCTAATTTTAGAATATTAGATTTTATTGTATTAAATTTTAAAATATATCTTATATTATTTTGCGTTATATTATTTACTATTATTATACCACAATAATTAATAGGATCTCTATATGTTTGTAAGATTTCAAATAACATTTATTTAAAATTTGAAAAATTTTTAAATAAAAAAAGAATTTTTAAAAAGAATATTTAAAACCTATTAGGTATTAAATAATAAAATTATACAAAATTATTTTTAAAAAACATAAAAGATAGACAAAAAATATTTAAAGTAAAAGAATCTTTAAAATCTGCACTATATGTTAAATCTTCATTAGGCGTATAATTCAAGAATTTAATTAATTCTTCAAAATTATTCAAATTATAAAAATGTTTAATACTATTTGTTATAATATCTATTTCTTTATATACATCAAATGTCCAAATTATTTTGTCTTTATTAATATCTAATTTTAATATTTTATTCACTTCGTTAATAAGTTCTTCTTCATTTATAGAAGATTCGCATGCGAATCTTTCTTCTTTTTTCATATCTTTAGATTTCTTAAGACCTGATGTAACATATTTATTATATAAAATTTCGCATTTAATAGGAGATAACATATTTATAATAGATGCTTGTGTAACTTTTCCCTCGTCATTTTTGATTATATTTAAAAATAAAGTTTTTTCAATAGATAATTTTTTTTTATCTTTAGTTTCTGGATATAATTTTGCCATCATAGCATTTGTATTCCATATAAGAATATCATTAAGAACTTCTTTTCGTAAAGATAAAATATTCTTAGTATCAAAATAATAAGAAACTTTTTCATTTCTAAAAGGATTCATCAGATGTAATCTTGACCACGTTTTACCTGTCATTAAAGCATAACACATAATTTGTAAAAGTGCATTATCTTTCCATTCTCTACATTGAGAAGCTTTAATTTCATATAAAGATGTTGATTTTTCTACTTCATTATTTGAAATCGCATCAGCAATTCCTGTTACCCAAGGCATTTGAACAGGAGCTTGTATTTTTAATTTATTATCAGTTGGTTTCATTAAATATGCTTTTGGTTTTAAATTTTTCCAATAATTTCTTAAATTATTTGTTAGATTATCGCTTAGTTTCATAAAAATTTTATTAGACATCGCAACATGTACTTGAGAATATAAATAAATACCTTCAAACTGATTCTTATCATTAAATGATGTTTTATTTTTATAATGATTATACTTACTAATAGAATCTGATAATCTTTTTATAATATGAATATACATTGGATTTTCAACTATGCTTTGGGGAAGTTCTGCATCTGGCCAACGACCAACCCATGTTGAAGTAATAAGATTTTCAATTAAAACACCTACAAATGATCTTTCTTCTTCTGTTATAATTGGTGCAGTTTTATAACTAATATCATTATCAAATATTTTAGCAAAATCAAAAACTTTTGTATGTTCTCTAAGTTTAATTCGAGTATCATATTTTATAACACCAGCTCTAATAAGTTCTGTTACACAATGTTCAATATCTATGTAATCTTGAAATTTAAATTCTTTAACTGTTTTCCCTTCTCTAATTCTTGATTTATTTGGTAAAGGACAATTTTCAAATAGACTTAATACACGGCTATATTTATCTTCATAAGAAGGAACATACATAATTACCTTTTTTTTTGCTCTTGTAAGTGCAACTGTTATAAGATTTACAACTACATCATCAGATAAATGAACAAATGCTCTTTCAAGTGGAAATGTCAAAAAAATAATAACATAATCTCTTTCTAAACCTTTTGAAGAATTCGCAGTGCTTAGAAAATAAGTATCAGGATCTAATTTCTTATGATCAGAATTAACTTTAATACCATTTTCAGACATAAATCTTCTGATTCTTGCAATATCGCCCATTGCACCTCTTACAGTAATTGCAGATGAAAAAGTCAATATCATTGTTTCTTTAGGAGAATGTGTACTTAAAAAGTCTTTTAGATCATTGAATATATGTGTATAAGAATTTAATCTTTTCCATTCTATATTAGCATTTGATGTTAAATTGCTAGATTTCCAATTATCAATTTTATCTTTAAATTCTGGATAATAAATTTTTAAAGCAGTTTTTATTGTTTCTAATGTTGGAGTAGGAACTCTAGGAGTATCTGACATATATATTTTATATGTATCAGGTCTTTCTTCCATTTTCATAAAATGCCATAATATACTTTCACGAGGTTCTTTTTGTATACTTTGAAATATATCTCCAGCAAAGACATAACGAGATGAGGGATAAAAATGTTTTAAAGTTATTAATGTTTGATATTCTAAATCTTGACATTCATCTATAAAAATAATTTTAGGCTGAAAAGATGGTTTATGTTTAAACTCTTTGTCAAATGATAATTCATATACAAACTTTCTTTTTCCTTCAAAATTAGGTAAATCTATATGAGGATATCCACCAATTTTAGCTAATTCATATATGATACTATCAAAAGTTCTAACAGTAACTTTGCTTGAAAATCCATAACCTTTTAATTTTCTTTTTATTTCATTTCTAATTGAAATATTAAAAGATACAAACATAATTTCTTCTGGTTTAAAAAGTTTTTGGATAATACCGTTAATTAATAAACCTAATAACAGGGTAGTTTTCCCAGCTCCGAAAACCGCATGAATAACGTAATTATTATGTTGAAATTTTAAAAAATTATCCATAACCTCTTGTTGATCCTTTCTCCATGTGAATTCTAAACAATTTTTTATGTTTTCTATACGTTTTATATATTCATCGCGATTTTTTAAAGAAAAAAATCCTCCAGTATCTTTTAACATTTTTTTCATATCTGAAACTCTTAGAACATTTATATTTTTTTTCCAAAGTTCTTGAACCATTTTTAAGTGAGTAAAAGTATATTTTCATACTTATAATTTAAAATTTATTTCAATTTTTAAATTATTTTATTTATTTACTTGACTTTTTACTTAATAAACTTTGAACAATAGCTATTATAATTGTTATAATTAATTGAACTATAATTAACGCTAAAAAAAACTCCCAAATATTCATATCTCCAATTTTTTCAGTTAAAATCATTTTATTTAACAAAATATTTTTAAAAAAATAAAAAACTTTAAAATAACAAATGAGTTATCATGAGTCTGATATTGATTCACAATTTCAAAAAGCTGTAAGAGATTTCAGAAATTTAAATAAAGATATAAAACAGGAAGATTTTTTAAATATTTATGGTTTATATAAACAATCTTTATTTGGAAATAATGATACACCTAAACCTTGGAGATTTTTAATAAAAAGTAATAATAAGTGGTCTGCGTGGAAAGATCATTATGGAAAAAGTAAGTTAGAAAGTAAAAAAGAATATGTTGATTTAGTTTATAATTTAAAAAAAGATAATATGTATTATCTAAGAATATAATTTTTTAAAAAACTTTAAAAAATTAAATATTTACTTACCATGCTCCTCCACAACCATCATCATTTTCATCATCATCACCATCCCATCCTGCATCTACATTTTTTCTAGGTCTTCCACGTCTACGACTTGCTTTTCTAGAAGCTTTTCTAGACTTTCTAGAGGCTTTTCTGGAAGCTTTTCTAGACTTTCTAGAGGCTTTTCTGGAAGATTTTCTAGATTTTCTAGATTTTCTAGAGGCTCTTCTAGATTTTCTAGAAAGTCTAGAGGCTTTTCTAGACTTTCTAGATTTTCTGGAAGCTCTTCTAGATTTTCTAGAGGCTCTTCTAGATTTTCTAGATTTTCTGGAAGCTCTTCTAGATTTTCTAGAAGATTTTCTGGATTTTCTGGATTTTCTGGAAGCTCTTCTAGATTTTCTGGAAGATTTTCTAGATTTTCTAGACTTTCTGGAAGACTTTCTAGACTTTCTAGACTTTCTGGAAGATTTTCTAGATTTTCTAGACTTTCTAGACTTTCTGGAAGACTTTCTAGACTTTCTAGACTTTCTGGAAGATTTTCTAGAGGCTCTTCTAGATTTTCTGGATTTTCTAGAAGCTCTTCTAGATTTTTTAGATTTCTTTTCTATAGATTTAAGAAATTTCTTAGCATTTTTCACACCTTTTTTTGCCATACCCTTAATTTCTCTCAAAAGTTTTTTACAAGATTTATTACTTGATTTCTTTGCACTTTTGCACTTCTTTAAGTATTGTTTAGATTTTTTAAGAAATACTTTTTCTTGATCCATTTTTTATTATAAATAAATAAATAAAAAAACTTTTTTTAATTTTAAGAATTTTATAAAAAATATTTTTTATAATAAATGGCTTCTAACCAAAAAATTATGTCAAAAAATATAATTTATTTTGGTATAGGTTTATGTGTTTTTATAATTATAATTTTTATACTTTTTAGAGGAAAAAAAACTGATAATAAATCTTCAACAACTCGTAAACCTAATTTACCAATATTTCCAGTATTTCCGGTAATTCCGGGAACAGACTCTTTTTTAGAATATTATAATACAAATGGGTTTTTAAAAGATGCTTCAACAATACATACAGAATACGATAAGTTTTCAGAAAATTATAATATGTTAATAACATCAATTGAATCAGAAAATTCTATGGGTAATATAATTTCTGGGTTTTCTAATTTACAAATATTAAAAGAAAAAGCCATACAAAATGAGCAAGAAATAATAAAACTAATAGATGAACAAATAAACCCAATAATAGAAAAATGTGATAAAATATTCTCATATGATATAAAGACTATGGATAAAGATAGATTAGCTAGTCTTTCAAATGAAATTACAGATATTAAAGAAAATATTGAAAAATATATTTTAGACTACCAAAAATTAATTGGTTATTTTCCATCAAATGATGCAACTGTTGAACAATATTATACAAATATAAATGAATTATATAATAGTTTTATTAAAAGTTATAATCAATATTATGAAGATGAAATAAAACCTTCAGTTATTTTACTAAATTCAATAGAAAATAAACTTCCAATTGTAAAAGATAATCCATTATATACTTCAAATTCACAAAATATGGAAAAAGTTATTGAAGTTAGTAAATTTGTTGAAGAATTTAGAAAAAATATAAATAATATTAAATTTCCAATTCAAGAACAATATGATAATGCAAAAGAGAATTATAAAAAATATAAAGATATTTATAAAAATATATCAACTTATGATGAAAAATTTAATATATTAAAATCATATTTAGAAAGATTAAATACACTAAATAATACAATTAGTCAAGAATCTCAAACATTCGATAATAATATGGATAGACTTAATATGTTTAAAGATAAAATTTCAAATTTTGAAAATAATTTTATGAGAAGTTATAATATGCCTTATAATATACCTTCAGAAGAAGAAATTAATTCTAATAAATTTTCAAATATACCTATACTATAAATTAATTAATTATTAATTAATTTAATTTATTAAAAATCCATTTAACCATGTAAATTCTTGTCCAGGATATGTTAAAAATTCTGGTGAAGAAATCACATTTATATTTATATAATCATCTTCTCCATTTAGATATATTAAGGATGATAAACATACGGTTTTATAGTTTATAATTTCATTAAGTAAATTTGTTTGTTCTCCTCTTTTAAAAACTTTTCCATTTTTTAATAATTCTATTAATAATGTTTTACCATTTTGAGAAAAACAATTTACTCCACAATTTATTTGATAATAACCAGAAACTTTTGGTTGAAATTTAGAATCATTTGTACAAAAATATTCGTGTGTATCATATTCTTTTTTATTAAACAAAATTTTTGTTACACCTTTAATTTCTTGACTTTCGCTTTGAAAAACAGAAAATAATACTTTTTCATTATTTTTATGTAAATTATTTTCATTTTCTAAATTATTTGTAATAGTATCTACAGTATTATTATTTTCATTTTCTGAATAATTAATAACATTTTCAATTGTATTTGGTAAACCATCATCAATAATAACATTCTCATTTATATTTAATGATTCATCAATAATAATATTCTCATTTATATTTAATGATTCATTAAAATTATTAGATAACTCAATTTTATTCATAAAATCATTTCTAATTGTATTTACTTTCTTATCAACTTTTTCTTTTATATCTATATCTTTATATGTATCTGTATTATTTTGTGAAAAAGTTACCGCAAAATCAGTACCATCGTCGTTATAGTCGACTACACCATCACCCATTATAAAACTCATTTTTTATTAAAAAACACACGTTTTTAGATTTATTAAAATAAAATTGAAATTTTCATTATAAAAATGTTTTACAAAATATGTTTCATACTATTTTATTTTTAATAATTACTTTAATAGAATCATCTAGATTTATATACTTATATAAAAATACTTTTAATGAAAAAAACATTTCATTATTTTTTCATTTATACTTTTGTTTTTTTGCTACATTTATTTATAAAAATGAAGATTTAATAAATTGTTCTTACATATATTTTATAGCAGATTCTTTTTTAAACACATACTTCAAGGTATTTAAAATTTTTAATAAATTTCATCATCTATTAGTATTTATACTTTTATTATTCAATGAAAAATTTGATAATTATATTTTAAATCTTACTGGTATGCATGAATTTTCTACAATAATTTTATGTTTATCCGACATGAAAATAATAAATAAAATATATTTTGAAATATTATTTCCTATCTCATTTGTATTATGTAGATTAATAATTTATAACTATTATTTAATAATTTATATTTATTATAATTATTATCATATAAATTATGAAACTTTATTGGTTGTAATAATATTAAATTTAATGAATATTGGAATAACATTAAAAATGAAATTATTACCAAAAATCTATAAACTATTTATAATTATTTATAATTTTTGTTCATAATAAATTTAAAAAATCAAATATTTTTTTAAATCTTTTTTTATAATAAAAATGAATATTAATTTTAATGATGTTCCGGGTAATAAATTTCTTAATAAACATTATTCTATAGAAAATTATGATGATAATTTAAGTTTTTTAAATGTTCCAGGTAATAAATTTCTAAATAAACATTTTGAAAAACAAACTAACACAAAAAATGATTATAAATGTGTTGATAATCCTGAATGTATGTTTAATGTTAATACACAAGGATGTAGTTCAGTTAGCAATTCATGTGCTGATGGTCAATGTTATTATGCTGGTAAAAAAGAAGGTTGTGTTTCTGTAGTAAATAAATAAAAATTTTTATAATATTTTATATTATAAAAATGCTAAGTTTTTTAAATACTCCTGGAAATAAATTTTTAAATAAATATAAAAGTTTATATGGTTATGTTGAAAAATATGATCTGCAAAAATGCACATCTGATCTTGATTGCGTATTTGATACATATGCAGGAAAATGTATTGCTATATCTCCAAAAATAGATCCTAATACATGCGGACCTGCTCCTGAAGGAGGAAGATGTATATGTAAAAATTAAAGTAAAGAGCAATAATTTATATTATTTTTAATATCTTCTTTATCATCATTATCTTTAATATTAAATTTCTCATTAAAAAATGATAAATTTTCATTATTTTTCCAGAAATTATATTCATTTTCTATATGTTCTGGTAAATTATAATTTAGTATTTTACATATTTTATAAATATCTTGCATAAAAATTGCTTTTTGTTTTTTAGTGCCATCTTTTGTTTTATATAACACATTATGTTGACATGGATATGTATCTATACATAGATTGTTTATATTTATAATTTCTTTTATATCAATCATTTATTATAAAATAATATTTAAAAATTATCATTTATAACGATTTCTATTATTTTGTATATTATGTAAAATAATTTAACAATATACCATGCATCCATTTTCGAAATTATAGATATAAGACTTCCTATATCTTTACCCCCAATATCTTTATTTTTACAATTTTCACATAAACATTTATGATAATACCATCTATTTGATTTTTGTAATAAATTATCATCAATATCAAATCCATTTAAATTGGGTCTAAAATATAATGTTATAAATTTTTTAGAAATACCATACCAATTTACAAATTTATTATAATTATTAATACGAATATGTATTGCTTCTAAATTTTTTTCTTCTTTATCTGAAAAAATGTCAACTACATCTTCTCTGCTATATTTATAAAATTTTATCTTATTATTTGATTCAAAACAAATACCACTATTTTCATTTCCTAAATATATTTTTCCTTTATATCCATCGACACCTAAATATAAATATTTAACTACACTTTTTTTCTCCTCAAAATTAAAATAATCAAAGTCAAAACCTAAATATAAAAACATTTCTTTTACTAATTCTTTATTATATTCTAATATTTCGGATAAACTTATAGTTATTACGTATCTTCCCTTTATTATTTTTCCATCCTCTTGATATTTAACACTCGTTTCTAATTCTATAATATTGTTAACATTACCTTTTCTTTCTTCTAACTCTCCTTTGCATGCTACAACGTAATAAAATAATGTTGGATCACAATCATATAATTCCAAAAATTCTAATAATAAATCATGATACATTTTTAAAATAAAAAATAATTATTTAAATTAATTTGATAAAATTTAAAAAAATTGAATTTTTATTATGATGATATTTTAAAAATATTAAATGTCTTTTATAAAAGAAAATAATATAAAAATTGGAGGTCATATTGGTTTTTCTAAATCAATTTTCCCAACATTACAAGATGGTATTAATAATAAAATGAATACTATACAATTCTTTTTAGGAAATCCAAAATCTTTTACAAGACAAAGATTATCAGAAAATGATGTAATAAAAACATATGAAAAAAGTTTGGAAAATGATATATGTATATTTTCTCATTATCCTTATACAAGTAGTTTATGTGGTTCTGTTGCTAGTCTAGCATGGAATGGAGATGAAGAACAAGATTTGAAAACATCAAAGATACTTAAAGAACTTGAATTTGAAGTAAATACTTTATCAAAATTATCAAAAAATAATGGTGTTGTTATACACCCAGGATCTAATAAGAATAGAGAAGAAGGATTAATATCAATTGCAAAATCAATAAATAAAATGAATTTTAATAAAGGTTCTAAATTATTATTAGAAAATTCTGCAGGAGAAGGAACAAAATTATGTAAAGATTTTAAAGAATTAGAAAGTGTTTTTGATAATATAGATATCAAAAAAATTGATAATGTTGGAATTTGTGTAGATACAGCCCATATATGGGGTTCTGGAATATATAATTTATCAAAAATTGAAGAAGTTGATAAAATGTTTGATGATTTTGATAATCATTTAGGTCTAGATAAATTTAACTTATTACATTTAAATGATTCAGAAGTTACATTTGGCAGTAAAAAGGATAGACATGAATGTTTAGGTTATGGTCATATATGGAAAGAAGACAATAAAAGTTTAAAATATTTACTTAAAAAGTGTGGAGAAAATGATATTCCAATTATTCTAGAAACTCCAAATGTTCTTAATGATTTAAAAAATATTGATATGTTAAAATTTTAAAAATAAAAAATTGTATAATAATAAAAATGGTCAAAAGATTTAGAGATGTCGATAATTATAATGAATTAATTCAGTATGAAAAAAATATAGATAATACAGCTAAAAAAGCTACTCAAAATTATCTTAAAAACTTGAAAGAAGTTAAAGAAAAAACTTTATTTAGATTGTCTTTACCAAAAAATAAAGAATGTCCTTTATTAAATTTTAAAATGACAGATTGCGATTTTCATTATCAAGATGGTACATGTGGAACAATGAGAATATTTTAATTTAAATTTTAATAAATTTAAATTATTATCTTAACTTTCTTTCAATTTATTTGATAAAAAATCTAAAATTTCTTTAATTTCTATTTCTTTTTGAATAATATCTTTTAATCCTTTTATTTCTGTTAAAATATTTTGTTCTTTTTCTTTTAAATTTAGGAAAATTTCTGCGTAACTAGATTGTATATTCTCATCTGAATCATCTGATTCATAATAAGAATCGAATTTTTTATAATGTTCTACATCATTTTCATATATTGTCTTAAGATTACTAAGTGTTTCTTTTATCAAAGAAGAATTTTTTTCATAAACTATTAACTTTCTTTTTGTTCTTTCAATTCCTTCTTCACCTTTAAACTCTTTAGAAATTTTTTTATATATTTTTTCATACATATTATCACTTTCAATTACTATTTCTCTAGTAAGGCTGTTCATAATAGATAGTAATATTTAATCTTAAAACTTAATTAAAAATTTCAATTTTTTAAAATTGATTTTTATTTTAATCTATACTTAAAAATAAGTATCTATGTCATCTGAAAAAATTGAACATGTTAACTTGTATTTCAAAAATAATGATTCAAGAGAAGAGTTATTTAAAAATACAAATCCTTACGAAAAATATATAATCACTATGAATGAAAGTATTCAAATAGAAAATAGAGAATTAAAAGAAAGAGTTAAAGATTTGGAACATGAATTACAAGAACGTGTAGAAGAAATTGACACTTATGACGTATCAAAAAGATATACAAAAGGTTTGTTAAAAAATTTAGTTGAGTTAGAAAAATTAAGGGCTCAAATAGCTAAAAATAATGAAGAATCTTATAAAAAAATAGAAGAATTTATTAAAAATAAAAAGAAAATTAGTGATAAATATACTAATATTTATAATTTTTTTATTATTATTCTTCTATATTTAGTTTATCAATTTAATGGTATAAATTTTATTATAAATTCACAGTTTGTTGTAGAAATAACAGTATTCTTACTTACATATCATATTTTTACTTTCAACTATACATATATGAAAATTAATCAAAAAATTCCATCTTTTGAAAATAGTGAAAATATTGATTTAGAATTAAAAATAAAGAAAATAACTGATTCTCAGGACTTTCTAAGTGATTATATTGATAATATTTAATTTATAATAAATTAATAATTTATTATAAATTATTTTCTAATTTAACTATATTTTAGTAATTTGTCTATTAATTCTACATGTGTCAAAATCATTCTTCTACAACAATATCTATTTAATTTTAATTTATCTAAACATTCTTTATCATCAAAAGTTTCTTTTAATTTAATATATTCTTCCCATTTATTTCCTATTACTTTATTGCAAGTAAAACACCTAATAGGTATTATCATTTTTAATAAACTAAAATTAATTAAATTTAAATTTCAATTTAATTTTAACATGTATAATTTAACTAGTTGAACCTAGAGCTTGGTTCCATACTAGACGATTGGGTAATATATTAGGTCCAGTATTATCACTTACTTCTTTTGCATTTGGTAATACAACGGCACCTCTATATTTATTTAATTTCCATGAATTATTTATTAAACATTTAGCTGCTGGAACTTTAAAATTATTACGTACATCCTGTGCATTTTTAATTTCTTCTTCTGTCTCACAGTCAGGAATATAACTATTTTGACAATAACAAGTTTTTGCATCAATTGGATATCTACCAGCCCATCCATAACCAAACCATTTAGGAACCATTTTTTTGCCTGTTTCTGAACCATCAGGGAAGAATCTTGTATTAGGACTTAAACAACTTACTTGAGCAAACTTTCTCATATCAGTTGTCTCATCATAAGTTTTACTATCTGCTGCAGGTCCAGGTGAATATTGCAATGGTACATTAGCTGGTCTTACAGCTAAAGTTCTATATTGTGCCTCTTTTGCACTAGCATTTGGTCCATTTATACTATTATCCATTACACTTTCATGCCATAAACCATTTTGTTGGCATGATTTCCAATTTAGATTACAATGTGTACTCCAAAAACCTGAGCAATCTATTTGATCTGTTTCGCTTCCAATACAATCTCTATCACTTTGACAACCTGTAACTTTATTCCAACAAGCATATTTTTGTAAGTAATTACCTTTTGTATCTTGTTCTAGAGGATTTAAAGGAACCATCTTTTGTATAATTCCATAATCACCTGCAACTACATATTTACAAACCATATCAGAAATATATGCGGCTTCTAAATTATATGCTGCTTGTAATATTCTACAAGGATCAACTACAGGTATTAAATCATCAACAGGAACATAAATTTCGAATATATTTTCTTTAGTTTCCTCATTAACATAGAATACATTACATAATTCGGTTAATTGTCCAGGAGGAGGTGTTGTTTTACCTCTCTCATTATAAACAGGTTCAAAATTAGAATCTACATAAAATGCAGTTTGTACAATTGTACAATAAAACATTTTTGTAGGTAAACGACTTTGAGCATTACATTTTCTAGGGTCAGCTTCAACAGACATTTTATCTAATGATGGAGATGATAAATCATATTCCCAATAATCATTATCTAATAAAGCTAAAGTTTTGTCATCTGCTTTAACAATTACTTTAGGTTTACCATATTCTGGTTTTTGTATAGTTTTTCCTGGACCATTAAGAAACTGTTGTAAACCAGAACCCATAAAAAAATCTACAGCTTCCTGTTTCAAATATGCAATACAACTAGGTCTTGGTTTATCAGGATTAGGATCTCCTGGAATCAAAGATCTTATTTTATATTTACCAACGTTTTCTATAAATGTTACACATTTATCTCCATATAATTCTATTAGCAAACTCCAAATAGATTTAAAAGTATATTTTATTGGAACATCTGCATCAGTACTACTTTGTAAAAATGCTATCATACTATTTTGATCTATACCTGGTGTATTTCCAACTGATTTTCCTCCCATAATTTTAGCAGATGTTTCTTCATCACCACCTTGTAAAAGTACTTTACTTGTTGTTGATGCGGAACTTAAAGTTGTTGTATCTGTTTCTTTATGTGCATTACATATACTAGCACCTGCAGAAAGTCCAGGTGTTTTTCCTCCACTACCTTTAGGTACGCAATTACCCATAATTTCAGGTCTTGAATCTGTTTCTGGACTATAACCTACACATTCTTTTCCTGTACCACATGAATCGCATCCATCACTACTATTATTATTATTATTATTATTATTATTATTATTATTATTATTATTATTATTATTATTATTATTATTATTATTATTATTATTATTATTATTATTATTATTATTATTATTATTATTATTATTATTATT